GTCAAATATAGATTTCTGCGCGCTAAACTCGATAAGCGGATGAGCGACAGGTGTTTCTTCTTTTTCCTCTTTTGCTTCCTCGAACTTATCAGTTCTAAAGCCAGTATAGTAACTACGAAGTTTAGAACCGTCATCTGATATAAACGCCTCTTCGAAATTCCAGAAATAGTTCTTAAGTTCTTCTTTGAAGTTTCTTTGCGAGAAAGGATATGCGACCTTTGCATCGTCACAATAAACTTTGTACATTTCCCATGCAGCTTTCAGGCTTGTCCCGTTTTCCTTCTTAAATACATGATATGAGTCAATAATGAAGTTGTAGAAATCGTTAGATGCCCCAAGCATTGTGGTCGGCACGTAATCGTCATACGCCCCAGGATTACTTAAATATACATCTTGGCAATGACTAGCGATCGCTCCTAACTCAAAACCGACCTGCTTGACAATTTGTTTGTACTCGTTAGGATTTAATTTGTTTCCAGACGGAGACACATCAATCAGTCTTCGAAGAAGTCCGGACTTAGCGTCTGTAATTTTTACAGGTTTGTTAGTGCCCATAAACAAGAAGCATTTGAATCTACTAGAATATGTAGACTTAAACTTTTCATTAATTGTCATGAGCTCGTGAGAAACGAGGCTGTTCAGTCTGGTGTTGTCTTCAATCCTAGATAAATCGCCGTCATGCTGGATAGCAACAAGAGGATTGGTCTTAAATGCTTCCAAAGCAAAAGAGTTATTACTCGAACCCAACGCCTTAGCGTCAAACACTGAATAATAACCCTCAAATAACTGCTGAATAATATTTAAGATTGTAGATTTACCAGTGCCCGCGGCACCATACAGAACCATAAATTTTTGGATCTTTTTAGAATCGCCAGAGACAATTGAACCAATGGCCCATTCGATCTTATGCCTCTCTTCTTTAGAATATAAAGTAGAGATCAGCTTATCCCAAGCTGAAATATCGCCAGGCTCGATAGGATAGTTCAGTCGTCTGCTTGCGTAATCCTTCTTATTGGTCTCCACATTTGAAAATATAAGCTTCTCATCAAGCATCTGGAAATTGTCACGGCACTGTTTCTGGCAATACTTGTGCCACGTATCGATCATGCCTGATTCGGCATCCCACATATGCAATACACGAGCCGACTCGCCGTACGTAGCTTTCTGCTCTGTCGCATATTTAGTGAGCTCTCGATCGATTAATTGCAACGCGTCCTGTTCGTCCGTAGACCATAGTCTACGATCTTCGACCCATATTGCATAAAAATCTCCGCCGCGGATCATGAGATCTTCAGATTTTTTGATGATGAATTTCGGGTAGATTTCCCAACCGCGTTTTGTTTCACGCGTCGCAATCGATAGGAAATCGAGCATTACATTTTCAAACCTCCTTTCTCGCTAAATAATTGTGTTGAGATACGAACAGAGCTGATACCAAATCTCCATTGTTCTCATGTCAGAATCGGTGCTCTTGACAGTGAACAGTCCGCCTTTTCCATTAGGCGCATAATCATGGTCTAAGAATCTGTCAATAATATCAACAACTTCTATTTTATTGTATCTAGTGTCGGTCATTGCACCGAGCCCAAGACTTACAATCATTTGCCAGAACCATTGAGCAGTGCGATTACCCATTGCCGGGTCATCCATAATAGTTTCCTCGCAACGAATTGCAAGAGCAACCATCATCTCGAGAATACTGCACGGTCCTGCTAGGTAATCTAAGACGTCTTCGCTATACTCATGGCGAAGAATATAGTGGCGTCTTAGATCGATACCGTCTTGAGCTCTGTTTTTGTCTCGTCTTATTGTCCAGGTGAATTCTCTAGAGTGTAGATATGACAAAAGCTTATTATAAGAAATGGTTTTTGCAAATCTGTCTTTGGTGATTATGTCCACCATCCAGTTATAATATTCATTAGAAATTGCATCTGCTACGTTCATTACTCATCTACCGTATCGGGGTCTTTACCATAAGTCTCTCGATAGGTTCTGGTGTCTCGAAGAATCTCATAATCTGTCAACATCTCATCGTTTCTTACGAATACCGAATCCTCTTCATATTCACCGAAATGATTTACAGCGTCGAGACCGACAGTTTCTTTGATGTCTTCTTTACTATAGATGACGCCCCATTCGTCTTCGTATACATTGTCTTCATAATAAGTAAGGCTGACAGTATCGTAAACAGGATTCTCGGCAAACTCCTCAGGAGTAATTATACGAGGGTTTTCAACGGGCATTTTTTCAACCCCTCCTTTCTCTTCAGTATATCCTTCTCTACCTAATATTTTTGTGTAAAGCTCATTCACATTGTCAGGAATTTTATACGGATCGTCAGGTTCTTCGCTAACGTCTTCGGTGGGTGGTGTAGCTTCTTCGACAGTCTCTTCTTTTTTTCTTCTAGAAAAGACTTCCTTTACTGAATCTATTTCTTCCTGAGCAATTCGTTTGTACTTAGTTTCGACAAGCTTCCAAGTTACTGCGGAGCCGATAGCAGCCCCAGCAGCAAATATAAGTACATTAACTATGCCTTTGTTCATTCTGTTTCTCCTCAATTTTAGTTGACATTGCTGTTAGCGCAAGTCCACCCAAGAATATAGAGGCACTCAACAGTACCCCTACGACTATGTGCCTCTTTTTCTCGGTGCTTAAGACATGCTCAAGTGCTAACATTACCCCTTTTAATCTGTTCATTTCCTTCGGTCCCCTTCCGAATGATTTCGTTTATGGTCGCTTCAGGAACGAGCCACATTTCCTTGATTTTTGTAGCTTTAATCTGTCCCAAGCTTATCATAGCTTTAACAGTTTCGATTCCGACACCCAGCTTGACCGCGGTCTCTCTTTCGGTTAGGAATCCTATAAAACAACCATTGGTGTCAAAGACCTCAGTATCTTCCAAATTGTTCTCTAAAATATAAATGATCAGATCTCTTCCTGTCATTTAGCAGCATCCCTTTCGAATACGAATGTATAAGTTACACCCCATTCAGTAAGATCGAAGTATATCTTGTCGTTCTCGTACTTGATAGTAGTCTCTTTTGTCTGAGCAGCCAATATAGAATCACTGGTCATATTAGGATCGTTCACAGATATCCAAGAGTACTCATCCACTTGCTCAATCGGAGCCTCATATGTTCCATACCAGTAAAGCACCTTTGCATTGTCAGAAACAAAATCAACGCGAACTACATCGTCCGAAATATTAAGTTCCAACTGGAATTCGTCAGAGGTTCCATTATTTTCACCTTCTGCAAGTACCCATTTGCCAGTGAGATCAGTAGGCTCAGCCATAGAGCAACCGAACAGCATGGCCATAGCAACAATAAGAAGCACGAATGCAATAAACTTTTTCATTATTATTTTCTCCTTTCAAAATATAAATCCTCAGTTCTTATAAAGGAAAGAACCAAGGATAGTCGAATAAATCTTGTATACTACCAGACCCGAAACCATCGAGCCCTTGTATCCTTCAAATCAGATCGAGAATGTTACCATCGACATTGAAGTCAAGAACAATGGACCTCTCTCGACCGTTGACAAAGTCGCATGCCTTCTCGTTGTAAATATTATAGATACCGAAGTCTACGAAGTTGTCACCAACAGTGTTGTCCGGATCATAAACCCAACCTACGATCTGACCAGCTTTAGTTCTATCAATACCAATCATGTCATAGACATCATTCAGAAACAGATAGCCCTGAGCTTTAAGCTTGTCATTTGCGTAATTCTGCTGGTTTTTAAGAAACATAAGATTATACTCAGGGTCCTTAGTCCAACCAGGGCAATACTCGTCGAATATTCGAGCATAATCGCTGTACATGTTAGGGTCTACGACACTAATAGTCTTCTTTTCGATAGTTTCATTGCCGTCCTTATCCACAGTTACTTCTTCGACTTCCTGCGCTTTGATATTGTAGCGAAGCTCACGGTCAAGCTCCTTGCCGAAACGCTCGACTACACGACCGCGATATTCCTTAAAGCTTCTATCGATTGTCGTGTATGCAGCAGCAAGTGCAACGTTTCTCTTCTTGAGAATGCGATGAGATGCCAGAATGCCTGTGATAGACAGAGCACCAACAAGAACCGCCGGGCCATAAAGCTTGATAAGCTTAACACCGGTTTGAGTGTAGATGATAGCCAAGTCTTTCTTAGCGTCTTCGTCAGTGTACTGATCAGCGGGGACACTCTCGCTCTCGAGAACGTTATGGACGTCGTTTACCTGCTTTTTAGTCTCTTCAAGAATATCATTGACTTTAGTGGTAGCCTTACAAGCCATTACGGTGCTTGTTACGACACCAACAACGCCTGCTACTACCATGATCTCAGGACTTGCCTTCTTAATCTTAAATCCGACACGATGCATAGTGCGGGATGCGGTGCTCATGATTTCATTGATTTTCATTACTCATTCTCCTTCTTATTAAAAATATCATTCAGTTCAGACACGATTTTCATAGCTGTATCCACCGGGACACCATGCTTCACAAAAATAGCCATATAATCCCTAATGATCTTCTTACTCTCGTCATCTGGAGCAAAAGAGGCTATAAAGTCAATCATGGCCGCGTCTTTCAGCTGCTGAATTATAGCCTGGTAATTAATTTCGTAGTCCATGTAGGATCTCCTTTCTTAAATAGGCCCGGCTTTGGGCATCTTAAGCATATATCCATCTCTTACACGAATGGGCTCCGCATTACGGATGTTGGTCCAACCATATTTGTTGTCCGTGTAATTGCATGTTTTACCAACAAGATCGTACAGATCCGCAACACTCACAATGCCGTATGTTTCTATGAGTTCGTCCATACGAGCTAAGACTCCTTCAGCTTCTCCACGACTTTCAAGAACAATATCATCATAGCTATAGCTGGATCTAGTTCTCGCGTTAGAGTAGTCTCGTCTAGTGTCCTTCTGATCGTAATAGTTTCTATAAGAAACTGTCGATGCACCAGAAGTTTTTCTTACTTGTCCGCCTTCTCCGAATAGAAGCATGTCGATGCCATTCGTAACGATATCTGATATAGCCTTCTTGACGGCAGGGACAAGAACGTCCATAAGAATATAAGACTTTACATTACGAGCATCTTCAGCAATAAATATCTCGCCAAACTTGCTCATTTCGTTTCGTTTCTTGGTCTTCACCTTACCGGTGACAACCTTCTCCAGTTTCTTTCTTTCTGGAGCTTCGGTCTGCGCTTTTTCTTCTTTTGCCTTATGCGAATTAGGAGCATAGTCCATACTTATTCCTCCTCCATAATAATTTTTCCAGGCAACGTTATCTTTGCGTTTAACGGCTTATTGCTAGCCAGTCTGAAATTATGTGCTAAATTAGATCTCGCTTTAGCTTCGGATACTGCGTACGTAGACGCTTTCCAATAGCCAACGATGCATTTATCAAACTCCATAACAGGGCCGTTATACGTATATCGCCTGGTTTTACGTTGGTCTTTGACCACGATGGTTCTCCTTTCTATAAAACAAAAAGAGAAATACCTTGTTACAGGTACTTCCCTTGTTTGAACCTTTTAATTCTCTTCATTAGGTTCCACTTCGTAGTTTTCAGTGATGACATCTTCATCCACCTCATCAGTGTCGATCTCATAATCGTAGTCTTCGCCGTTCGCTCTGTTCTTAAGTACTGCTACGGCAAGAACTGCGGCTCCAACACCACCTGCGATGCAGGCAATCTTTTTGCCGTTCTTCTTGAACGTAGTCGCTACCTTAGAACCAAAGTTCTTCAGCTTAGACTCCTTGACGATCTCTTCTACCTCTGCGGTCTCATTGATCTCAACATTCTTAACTTCCTTCATGGATATATTCCTCCTTAAAAATAGTTAATAGGTTTCCATAATACGCTATGTTTTTTTCGCGAACTTAGACAAGACTAGAATATCCGTACTTAGGGGCTACCTGATAGTCTACTACCAGGCACGGTGTTCCGTCGTCTGCGAGCTGTGAACTAAAATCAAGATCGATCAATCCACTGTCAAGGTTCCAACCAAGATCGTCTCCGATTGAAATGTGATCCAAACCAAGCTCGTCAAAGAACTCATTAAGCGAAATATACATGTCATTAAGCATTCTCTTGTTAAGTTCGTTCTCAGCTTTCTTAATTTTGTCTATATCAGACTTAAAATATCGTCCTGATATCGCGTCAAAACATAAAGTATTGCCAGTTTTAGTGACAATCACTTCATTTTTACTTACAGGATTCTTTTTTACATGCTCCTCAGCAACTTTATCTTTTACGATGTGCTCTTTTTTCTCGCCAATAGTCTCCACAACTTTCTCTTTATATTCGCTAAGAGCTGTGGCTGAAAGATTGTACGCCGCTGCTAGTGCTGCGTTTCGCTTTGCATTCACCGAGCTTGCACCAATGAGACATGCTACAGATGTTACGCAAGATACTGCAGCGGGAATATAGCACTTCCATGTGACTTTGACAATGTCAACGGGTTTGAGTTTATTGATCTGACTATACTCCTCCCAACCGTTATCGTATGCTTCGTTAGCCAGCTCTCGATTCTGGCGGTCACGCTCGAGTTCAATAAGTTTCTCTGCTTTGGGCGTTGCTTTCACAGCAAGAACTGTGGTCGTGATCATTCCGGCAATGCCGATTCCAGTAAGGATCTCAGGACTATGCTTAGAAACTGCCTGCTGCGCGGTTTTGAATAGCGCCGATACGTTAAATTTGCTCATTCAATTTTTCTCCTTTCATTCGCAGAGCAAAAATAAAAGAGCCCAATAAGGGCTCAATCATTCCTTTTCTTTGAGTGCTTCGTTTACTTTTTCTTCGATAGTTTCCTCCATCTTACGATCTGAGGATATGCTTGACAGAACCATTCCGGCTCCGCTCAACACAATACCTCCAATAGTAATAAGTTTAGTCATGTCGAATTTAATTTTCATACGAACATCTCCTTTCATAATATGCCTTGCGTTTTTCGCGAACTAGTCGTCGTATTGATCCATGTAATCTTCGCCTGGGCAGTAGGGCATTTCTATAATGTAGCACTCAAAACCCTCGTCATCGTCGCCAATGATCGTCTTACGATGATTAAAGTCGATCCAGTAGATTTCTCCGCATACATCCCAACCGACGACATTGCCGTAGTCAGTTGGTTCTAAGCCTAGAAAATCATAGAATTCATTTAATCTAGCAAACCCTCTCAAAATATAATTTCTATTCAAGTGGTATTCCGCTAGCAGAACTTTTTCAATAGTTGATTCGAAATATCTCCCTGAGTATTCATCATAGAATAATCGAGGCTCACTATCGTCATCAATTTCTTGACTATAGTTAGAGATTACACCGCCTGCTGAAATATGAACGTCCTTACATTCTTCTTTTGCAATAGCGTCGATAATGTTATTGTGTGTTTCTTCGCCATACAGTTCTTTGACTTTGTTCTTATATTGTTTATAAGAATTATTAATCAAAGCATATGCGCTTGCCAAAGACGCTTGATGACGCTTGTTCAAGACGTTGGCGCCAAAGATACATGCAATGGTTGACACACCAACAACCGCTGCTGGGATATAGCTAAGTCCAGCTACTTTAACAGTTTCAACTGCGGTTAGTTCTTTGCCTTTGTCTTCTTTAGCTTCTTCTAATAATTTAGAAGCTTTGATAGTAGCTTTTGCTGTTAATACAGCAGTGCCTACAACACCCGCTGCCCCGATACAAGTTAAAATGGTTGCAGAATTCTTTTCCAAAAATAATTTTGAGCTTTCAATTAGGCCGTTCATTTCCTCATCCCCTTTGGATAATTGTTAAAACAAAAAAGAAACAGTGCGGGACTTGAACCCGTGACCTACAGATTTTTAAATGTCTGTTGCTCTACCATCTGAGCTAACTGTCTCTTCATAACACACTGTGTAATTTTCGCGAATCTGGAGGAAAATGAAAGAGCCATTGCTGGCTCCCTCACTTATGTTTCCTATTAGATAGGACTTTGATGATTAAGACAATCAATACTATGCACAGTATCATGTCACCGTATATCAGAATGACCGATGCTCCACCGACAATAACGGTGATCACAAGGGCTATCAGAAATACGACTGCAATAATTGTTAATAGTGTAAATGAAATCATAATCATTATTCCTCCTTTAATAAGTTTCCATAATACACAATGTATCTCTCGCGAAAAAAAAGAGACTCATAAGAGCCTCAATTGCTAGAACCTTTCATTATCATAATACATCCGAGTATTACAACGATAAATCCCATGAATACCATAGTCATTCCTCCTTAAATATGATTATTTTAGTTCCATAATAGAAGGCGTATTTTTCGCGAATCATATGTTTTTTCTGTCAAAAACAGTTTCCCATCGCTCTCTTCGGATAGGCTTCATTTTCAAAGCCCACATTATTTGTCTAACTGTGACAGTTGGATATAACCCGTCCATACACATACCTGAACGAGCATCGAAAAACTCTTTAAATTTTGGATGAAGATATAAATCGTCGGTTAGCCACGGGTCTATTTCGCCCCACCATGATTTTTTGCTATCCGGATCAAATCTCTGCTGTATTACAGCTAATCCGCGATCGCCTATTTTGTAAAGAGTACAATAACTATACACAGGATGGCTACAAATATAAAGGCTGCCATACATAGATAGGTATATAGAAGGTTTGTCATAATGGTATCTCATAGTTCCCTCGTACTTTTGAAAAATATAAAAGAAAGAGCCCTTGTTAGGACTCCTCCTTCAGTTCATACTCATCTCATATGAAAGAGTTTCTTCATAAACTCTCTACCCGGCCCGGAAGTTATGGTTCCGGCTTCTTCAAACTTCCAAGATTTAAGTGCTCCCCAAACCGTAAGCCCGATTCCGCCAAAGACGCTGACAGCTGTCAGACTGTTTTTCACAATTCTATCCTGTTTCTCCTCTTTCATCTGCTTCAGTTTAAGCTCGTTTTCCGCTTCGCGGTCATCAACCTTATTCTGAACATCCGCTTCGAGTTTCTCCAGTTCAATTGCTCTGTCCACCAGTTTTGTCAGGCCATCAACGGTCGTTTTATATGACTCAGTTCCTACCTGAACCTTCTTCAGTTCGTTGAAACCGTCCTCAATACCTTCCTGCAACATAGTTTCGATTCTCATAATAAAATCCTCCTTTAATATTTGAACGTATGTTCCATAATAGGACTTGTTATTCTTGCGAAAGGTCAGCGTTGTTATCAACTTTCAAAATAATGCGCTTCTTTTTAGAAAGTTTGTCTAAGTTATCGACCTCGATTCTATATATGTCTTTTTCGGGATCTGAGTGATCGATTCTGAGAGTCCCATTTGCTGCTGATACATACATTATTACTTCTGTAATGATTGATGCTACGGCAGCGCCAACTACAATCCATATGTAGATCTCCATTTGTTTTCTCCTTTCTAATCCGACGTTATTAAAATAACATCATTTTTCGTCGCCTGCGTACGGGTCTTTTTAATCTAGGTTAAAAAATAAAAGAAAGAGCCATTGCTGGCTCAATCTTTCTTCAACTTTTCATCGATGGATGTTTTTATGCTCTTAGCTTTTGCCGCCACCGTCTGTCTCACTTCGGGTATAGCCATAGCTGCTGCCGCAAATGTTGCTGCGGGCATGATAACCTGTCCTATCCAAAGTCTTACCTCACGGCTAGTTTCGATCTGTTTCCAAGTTGCCATAATAAAAATCCTCCTTTAATAAGTTTCCATAATATAACATGTATAAATCGCGAAAGAAAAGAAAGAGCCCTTGTTAGGACTCCTCCTTATGGTAAATACTTTTTTGATTAACACCAATAATACCAAGATTTAGAAGCTTTGGTATACCAGAGATACGTCGCCGCATATACGGCTCCAGTAAACACCAGATATGCAATCCAGTGCTTCTTGATCCACGCAAACTGCGGTTTAATTATCATACTGTTATAGTCCTTAATAGCTGTAATCATAATATTACCTCCTAAAAATAAGTATTTTTCTCATAATAGAAGCTGTAAATATCGCGAATAAAAAGAAAGAGCCCTTGTTAGAGCTCAATCTTTAAGAATTCACTTACCGTTAATTACAAGGTCCAGAAATTCTTCATAGGTTACTACCATTCCGTCAGAAGTGATAACCATAATTTTATTCTCCTTTATGTAAAAATTTAAGTTCTTTCTTTCATTATAGACCTTGTATTTTTCGCGAACTAATCTCTTGACTTATTCAGCAGCCAGAAGAATCGTCTGTACCGATCGTAGTATGTGTCCCTGCTACACGGAATCTCTAATCTAGATTTCAAATATGTATATGATGCGCCTTCAGTAACTCCTTTTAGAATATAACTTGCTAGTTCTGGATCAGCGTTAATTGCCGCTTGTTCGACCATTTCCATTCGATGAAAATATCTTACTCGTTTTTCAGCTAAGTGGTATGTCGGATCAGCTGGCAGATTTGATTTAGAATATGCGGATGGATTAAAGTCTTGCCCATAGAGCCCATCGATTTCAGAATACGCTCTTTTCCAGAATGGATACTGTAAACAGAAATGTTTAAGCTCGTAATAACGATGTTTCTCAACCCAATACTTATTTTTACCAGATAGCTCGGCTCTTATCATTGTTGACATGCTTTTACCTCCTGCTTGTGCCTATGCGAATTCTTAATAAATTTAACAGTTGCTTTTCTCAATCGTTCCTTGTTAACGGTTCCATGAACATAAATCGTAGCGTTTTTAAATTTATAAACCCTCATACAGCCACCTCTAAGTTAGAAATATTTCGATTGCTTCAAGATTCGTTAAATTCAACAGATCTTTTCTAAGATCAAGAATCAATACTTTAGAGACATCCTCGAGCGTATAGACTATGACCGTGGGCCTAATATACGCATAACAAAAGAGAACGCTGCAAAATATAACATGGCTACCGGCAAGGGAATGAGAATCTATTCTCCTCCGTATAAAATCAAATTGGTTCTTAAGTCGTAAAGCCCTATATAACGCTGTTTGCCAATATTGGTATCATGTAAGCCCTCATTCATACGGGCATACATCATGCCAAAATAAAAAGAAGAGGGCCTGTCGTAGTGACGGACCCTCTCTCTTTAGTTACCGATTGTTCTTATTATACTGAGCGGTACTAATTCCAAGAATCACACCCAGAAAAGTATCGACCGCAGTAATAGTACCCACAATCTCCTCACCATAAGGGAAGTTCCAAATGCCGGCCAGTGCAAAATACAGAGTGCCAAGCGCAGGAAGCAGATACATAGCAATCCACTTAAGAACATCGTATACCTTGTTAGACATCTTCATTTTGATAGTCCTCCTTATTTTGTATGCTCTTCGAGCAGTTTTTCATAATAATGTTTCACATCTCCATTGCCGCCCTTTTTTATGTACTTACTTCCGGCAATAATTCGTTCGGAAATAGGCATATCACTGCTCATTACAGTAAGACGAAGAATTGACAAAGACTGTTCTTTATTTTCTTTCTTAATGTAGTCAAGATCTTTAGCAAGAGATTTGTTGCTGCTCCATGTGGAGATAATTACTCCTATAAGGGTGAGACCGCCAGTGATAAGAGCGACCAAAACTGCATCACTCATCTGTTCTCACCTCCTTTACTTCCAACGACCGCTAACACGTATGTCGAAATGAATCTCGTAAAAAGTCGTACGCTCATATCCATATGACATATAAAACAACTTAGTTTCTTTCTGGATAGCACCATTCGAGTTCATCGGACCGTGGTAACCTAACATGTTAGCATTTCTAGTCGGTTGAGCTAATACAACGTAGCTGGTGCTAGCAAATGTGAACGGCAGATAGCATTTAAAGCTATTGAAGTCGTTGGATTTATACGGAGTAGTTTTAAAACTGCCCCAGCATTCAGCAATTCCGCTACGCCATTTCTGCCACGTCCAAGTTATATTACTAGCGGCATAAGTACCACTAGTATCGACATTCTGAGAATCGTTATCTTGAATCCAGGAGCCCCAAGTACCATTATCTCGCATTCTGTAAAAACGAACGCCTGTATACGTCACATACTCTTGATAACAATAGTTGCCGCTTTCCAGAGCTCGGACTGTTAACCAACCGTTATTTGCACTAACGGGAGGCTTGTTAGAGCCAGAGGCGCCAATATAATAATGGCCGCTTTTTAAAATAGTGTTGCAATCTCCGGACGTTAATACGGGAATATCTTCAGTAAACCCGTTACCAAAACGAGCTTCAGGACGAACATAAAAGAGATCACTTACATCATTATAAGACCAAACAGATCTGTTGTTCTTAGCGTCATGTACGCCAATCGCTATTTCTGATTCGCCATCTCCACCATATATCTGGAGGTGATGCGGATTAGCCGCATTGGTGAGCGACTTGTAATTAATCTGTTTTTCGTCATTAGTTTTGTTATCTCCGCCCATATAAATCGATTCTAAAGCTTCGACTGGCTGGGAGAAAGATGCAGACATTTTAACGTTAAAACCTTCAGATTCCGCCGCGCTGCCAAATGTTACACCATTGCCGCCGGACAAAAAGTCCATTATGAATTTACCGCTTGAAAGGACTCGTGACGCATCAGACGAACCAGCGCTATCCGCCACCGTAACTTTTATTTCATAGGACTTATTGACACTAAATTCAGAGGATAAGGTTTGCTCCACTGATCCAGATGTGTTTCCCGAAGATAAAGAAACAGCAGTCCAAGTTCCGCTACTGGCTTGACGATATGATACGGTAACAGCAGTTGCTGCCTGATCGGTAGCCCAACTAAATATAACTTTACACCGTGTTCCATAATCATCAGGCTGACCATTAGTATTTACTCTATGTACTGAAAAGTTCGTAATTCTAGGCTTAGAGTAAGCCAGACTCCACACTGCATAGAGCGTAACTGACGCATTGTTCGTATAACTTCCGCCAGCAGAATATGCAGCAGTGGTCGCAGTAGACGAAGTAGCCCAACCCACAAAATTATAATTAGTTCTAGTAGGTTTAGTACTTAATAGAGTCAGGGTCTGACCATGGGTTTTAGTCTGACTACTCGGGGCTCCCGTTCCCCCATTTGCGTTATATGAGACCGTGTATGTATTCGCTTGCCATATGGCATATAAGGTCCTGGAAGCATTTATAGTATAAGGTCCTCCAGCAGTCCAAATCACCTCGGTTGAGGATGATGTGTTTGTCCAACCCTTGAAAGTATAGCCGGTTCTTGTAGGTTTAGTACTTGATAGAGTCAGGGTCAGACCCTGGGTTTTAGTTTGACTACTAGGAGCTCCTCTACCGCCATTTGCATTGTACGAAACAGTGTATGTTGCTAGTTTCGGAATGGTCACACTAGTGCTAGCGTACATGGTACCGCCGGATATAATGTCTATGCCATTAAATTTCGCGTATATTTTGCAACTCTGGTTGCTCGTCCGCCTGTTATACGAATAAGTTTTGTTCCAAATTCTCGTTTGGTTAGAAGTGCTCCAACCACTTCCGCTATCAACCGTATGGGATATACTAGCACTTCCTACGCGCGTAGTTGCTGATGTGGCATCGGCGCCAATATCAAAATACAAATTATTCGTTCCGTCTGAGCAACTGTATATCGTCCAGAACCAAACTTGAACACTAACTGTGGTAACTTTATCAGTATTTGATATACTGGTATATATACCAATTTTTCCTTTTCTGTAATTACCACTGCCACTGCCTGTAACAATACTACCCCAAATAGTTCCACTAGGTGCAGACATTAGCTAGTCGCCTCCTCCCAAACAAGACCCATGTTTCCATTACTTCTTTCTTTCCAGACAAAGTTGCCGAAGCGCAACTCATTGTGAACCTCAGCTTTTTCTATCATAAGCTTTTGATTACTTATGTACGCCGGAACTTCCGAGCCATCGATAAACTGGATTTGTTCATTTGTTATTTTTAATTTAAATGCACTATCGCCTTTTCCCAATTCGAGACAAGGTTTGCGGTCTTCGTCGACATACTGTCTTATATACTCAGTTTTACCTTTCAGATAGTCAACGTCTTTTTTCAAAACCGATGCATCGCCTTCGATATTGTTTAATTTATCGTTCTGATTAGACACTTTGTTTTCGATATCGTCTAATTTATTGTTCTGATTATCCACGCTCGATTGAAGATCGCCTATATTGAAGAACCATAGCCCTTCTGTATCTTGGGTAATAAGCGACCCACCATTACTATCTCGTACCAAACTTGATATACTATCAGCTTGTATCTTTAATTGAGCCTCTAGACTGGATATAACAGAGTTTGCTTCATTTACTTCGTCAGCAGTTGCTCGTAAAGCAATTTGGTTAGAGTTCTCTTCAATGGTGGTTTCTGCATTAGTGATTCTAGTCTGAGCATTTTCAGCTTTGTTATATGCCTCTTTCGCAGCTTCATAACTGCTAGATTTAGAAACGTCCGAATAGCTGAATTCGTCATTCGTGAATACAGTACAGTCTACAAAATATAATGTGTTTGTAGAGCCAGATGTATAAGATGGTTCGGTCGTAGTCCAACTATCAGACGGCGGATTAGTCGTCGGTTTTGACGGAACGACGGTCGTCGATGACTGAAGCTTGTAATACCTTGTAACAGCTGAAATGTCAACTATACGAGAGATAGTAATGCTGGCTCGTGCCCTAATGGCCATCGTCAAGCCCCCCTCTCTTATTGCTCAAGCTGGCAGGTATACACCTCAGAATTGGCGACTTTATCGGCGGATACAGTATAAGTCTTTGCGGTTGCAATGGCAGTAGTGCTTGTTCCCTTATACCACTTGATCGTCCCAAGGGATCCGCAAACACCGGCATCCGTAATCGACTGCTCAACTGCGCCCTTATAGACATGCGTGGTCAGAACGGTGGAGCCGCTGTTGTTCTTAAATACTGTGCCGTTAGAAGATGTAATGGTCAACGTGATAGCATCTGCTCCAGCAGCGCCATCCTTACCGTTTGTGCCCTTATAAGAGACATTATAAGACTCTGTGGACTTATTGTCGGAATAGACAACAACGGTCTTGGTCCAAAGATACTGGCCGTTTTCAACGGCAGGAACCGTCTCCGACCAAGTCCCAGTGGGCTTTGTAGTTCCAGAGGTACCGACCTGGTATGTCACAGATGTGCTCTTAACGGTGACAGAAGTTCCGTTCTGGCCGTTTGTACCGGCTTTGGCAACCGCAAAACTGAACTTTTTATTCACGGTAATGCCATCAACCGTGACGGGTATCGTCGCTTCACAAGCAGTCGAAATGGTTGCTGTTGCCGTGAAGGTGATTTTAACTTTCGAAGTTCCACTATTAGCAACAGCAGCGCTAATTCCAGTCGGACAGACAATATCAGCGGCGACAACATTTACCGATGCGCACTGATTTGTTCCACAGAAAGCGACTGCCTCGGTCGAACAAGACTGTCCAGCAGCAGCACCAGAAGTTCCACCGACAAAAGTGTATGCTTCGCTTGTGAGCATTACTGAATAAGCATCAGTAACGTCTACAATAGTAATTTGATTAGCAGACTTAATAGCCATTTTGAACGCTCCTTTATACAATTAATTCGCACATAAAAGTTACTTTGGTGTCCACATCTTCTGGTGATAAGGTAAATGTGAATCCATTATCCCCAAACCGTGTATCAGAAGCAGAAAGAATTCCGAAAGACGAATCGTCAAGCCGCTGCCACTTCCACTGCAAATAAGCGGTGCTACCAAATGTTGCTTTCATGGTAGCACTATCTGTTATTCTTTTGCTTCCATGATAAATAACAATCGACAAGACGGTGGCCACCGTATCGTTCTTAAAAACAGTTCCTCGAGAGGATTCGATGTGAAGCACTGTCGATATTTCATCTTTCATGGCTTCAACTTTGTTGTTTAGATCATCAAGAGCATCATTAAGACTCGTGCCTCCAGATCCGCTCTTAATAGAAATGCTATCAGCCGATATTTCAAGCTTGTACGTGCCATCAGACGCTTTGTAATATCTGATGTAGTTATCCGCATCACCAAATGAAATCTGACCGTTCTTATCAAGATATATACCTCTTGTAGTATTGGTCACTGATGCTTTAGCACCAGAATATATAGAGCTATCAGTAATATTGAAACCGCCGATTGTAGCGTCGAAAGCCACAAGATCGTCCACATTGACCTTCTCAGCAGTAATGGTTTTGGCAGTGATAACGCTACCATTTAAACTGTTATATTCAGTTTGCTCGGCAGTCGTTGTAACACCGTTCGTATTAAGTTTGTAATACAAACCATCCTCGCCAAGAACGACAAGTTTATCGGCTTTAACTGTTCCGCCTTCGATTAGATCGCCAACAATGGTAACACCGACTAATTTGCCAGTGATGTGGCCCTCGCTAACAACCAAATCTCCAATAATGCCAGAATCGGTAAACAGCTTCTGAATGGCAGCTATGCCAATATTTGAGAAATCGATGGTCGCATACTTCGCATCGGCGGTTGTGGCCGATAATTTCTCAGTATCGAGTTCTTTAATATCAGCATCAACTGCCGCAAACTTATTGGTGGCAAGTTCTTGAAATTGGCCATAGGTAGCATCCAAATTTTCAAGATTTGCGTTCGTGGCATCTAAGTTTTTGATGGTAGCATACGTTGCGTTAGCTACTTCGGTGTCGAGTTTGGTCGTCTTAAGATCTGTGATCTCAGCTTTAGCGGCGTTCAGTTCCTCGACGGAGGCTTTCTTAGTCTCGAGTTCTGTTATCTTAACATTCGCGGCAGTTAGATCACCAATATCTGCTTTATCGGTTTGTAACTTTTTGATGTAGCCTTCGTTCGCCTGAACTCTTTCGACGATAACAGTATCAAACTTCTTAATGTCAGTTACCTGATCATCAAGATTCTTGAAATCGTCAGAACGAACTGAAGGAGAGGATACATTACCGGTAACAGTAGCAGTATGATTCTTTATCAATACTGATACACGTTCACCCTCATTGGCGCTTGCTGTCGTAGAATCGGCGCTAGGCCTTTCATCGTCCGTAAGCGGCGTTAATTGATCGGAGCCATCGAGCTTTACGTATTTATTGCCATTGCCATCTGTGATGACCGTGCCATAAACAGTAGACTCAGCGCTTTGTTTCTTATCGTCTTTCACAATCTTTGCAAATTGCGATATTAACTCATGCGACAGTGCCACGACATATCACCTCCATAGCTTTGATGTAAATACTGCTTTCTCTGAAACCGGGCATCCAGGTTCGCATGAAATGCTTTGACTAATCACTTTTGCTTTGACACCTTTGATACCCGCACGGGTATAGTTTAGCCACACGCAATCCCCAACTCTGACAGGGCAATAAGCATGTGTATAACTTATCTTGTATTCAATTGTAGATAGCTCTTTCAAAACGCGCTCTGCGTAATCTTGTATTTGATCCTGCGTCACATAGCCGGCCAAACTGGGATCAGTAACTCGGTGCACAATTTCTCGACCACGGTTTTGAATTGACACAAGGCTATTCGGGTCTTCGTTTTTGGCAACGGCTTGCTTACAGTCACTACCGTATGAATATATGACCTCCACAACATTCGGAATCCCGTACAAGTCATGATCCATGGTCAGTTCCGGATACAATATAGAGCTATTGCCATCATCATAAGTCCATACTGGCTGCAAAGATGCCAGGTCTTGCTTTGGCAAGAATAGGACATCTCCTCGTTCACCGAGTCCAAGCTCATATCTTGCATTTGCTATGAGGTCGATGACAAAGGAGAGCCAAGTGTCATCCGTATTTGCTACGAAATCATGTTGAAGCTTTGGTGAAACATCTACTTTCTCACCGTCGCTATTTATCTCGTATAATGGTTCCACTTTATTAACCGGAACTCGGCAATTCTCTCCAACTATACGATAGGCTGCATCCATTATTCTGATGCCTTTATGTATCGTATAGCCAAGAGGCGGACGTTTCTCCTTTAACTCAATGAGCGGAGTATAGCAGTCCATTGAAACATCCAGAATCTTACCGTTAAATGTCGAAGACGGGGTCTGCGATAAAACCATTCCTAACGGAAACTTTTCAGTAACTCCATTTTGAATTGTCTTGAGATAGCATCTTATGTAACTTTCTCCTACCGAGTTTGTGACGTCGATAGTCGCAGACCCCAAGGTTTCAGAGTCTAATTCTCTAGTAAACTTTGCTTTCTTGACATTGTCCAACCGCTTGACATCGGCCAAAGTCGTCGGTTCAACGGTATAATACTCATACGATTGCTGCATCGATTTGGTCCAATCGGGCATATTATACACCTCCTTCTACTCTAGTGATGTCAAGTGATACGGGCACCGTCACTTCAGTATGCTTTTGGCTGAACGACACATTCACGTTAGCCCAATAACCCATGCCAGAAGGCTCCCTGACATATACATCACCAGACCATAGCGACAGACGACGCAATGCATAGATAGTTTCTTTATCCGCTTTTGGAATAGACATACTCCACGTAGAAGTCTCTCCAACTTGAGTTCCATAATAACTGACTGGATGCTTTCTTCCAGCGTACTCCACAAACGAGACTTCGGTGGAGCGCTTATCGGTCACATCGATGTTATAAGGAAGCCGGAGCATAGAACCAGACCACGGAGGGCTGTCAACGCTCATATCGTCCGCAACGTCAAATGTAGACCATTCCTCATTCCATTGTATGATTACGGAAGTTCCCCTTACAGGATAACCGGGCATATCATAAAAGCTGATAGCTCCGGTAGTATTATCTTTAGCAACTAAACGATATCTCGCATAGTCGAGTGCCGGATGAGGATCCGTTACTGATGTACTGTTATTCGGTAAACCACTCGCAATCTCCGTATACGAGCCATCATATTCTCTACGATAGATAGATAAGGTTAGACCATCGACCAACTCATCATCAGCATCGAGACAGTAAGGAGCGATTACAGCAGTGTACGCATCGGTATCAACTGAAATATCAGCGTCGATTGTATACGTAGTTTCTGTCCAGCTTACTGAGAATTCATGAGTCTGACTAACGGTTAAGCCAGTACTCATGTCGGCAGTGCAATATACGGTATAATCTATTCCATTCTCCAAATCCACGTTATTAGCGGACATTTCAACTACAAGTGTAGATGTGGTATCGAAGTACTTGGAATATACATCGTCGCCATCATTTACGACCTTAGTTCTTCCAGTATCATCAACTGTTTCGTACGAACCGCCAGATACGATTCTGAGATGATAACCAACTGGTTTCTGGAGCGCAAATGACTCTAAACTGACAGCCGCACGAATATAAAACGGAAACGATGTCAGTGATGTAATAATTGCCCCAGTCCCGGCGAGGTCGCTAGTCATAGACAAGCTCAATGTTGGTTTTTCGTAAATATAAGTCGTTCTCTCAACAGACCAAGCAGTATCACTGAACTGATCAGTAACTCCGGCGGTTCTAACTTTCCACTGAATCTTTGCATTCTTAAGGGCGCTATAAGACGTATTTAGTTCAACATGCAGATTGCCCTTATATGATATGGCTTTGCCATATGTGAATGTTGACTCAGCGGTAGTCTCTCCACTTGTTTCGTTTGTAGTATTCTCGAACACAAACGACACCCAGTCATTGTCGTTAATTTTCAAACTGAGTTGCGCATGTGACTGTCTTGAATTATCGGTAGGATTATGTGTCCAGTTAAGGTCCATACTCTCGCCAACAAAAGCTGAGCTAGCTGAAGACCAAGTTGTTGGAGCCGCGGGAGGAGTACCGATTGGGATCGTTACTACACTAGTCGGATCAGACTCACCGTCGCTGTTCACGGCCTTGACTCTAAAGAAGTAGTCGTAGCCATTTTCAATGCCTGTAATTTCTATCGAAGTACGAGCATCCTCAGTTTCTACCGACTGGATATTATTTGAGGCGGTCTCGAAATCCTCTCGTACAGTTGTATACTCAACTTTGTACTTTGTAGCATTAGGCACTGTGGTCCATTCCAAATATGCCGAAATAGATCCGTCAGATCGCTTGTTGCGTCTATAAGTTGTAATTTGAGCAGGAGCGGACGGTTTTGTTCCTACCTCACTGGAGAAATCTGACCAGCCACTTACTTTTCCTTTCGAGTTTACTGAACAAGCCCGGACCGTGTATTTAGATCCAGGCTTGACAGTATACTGATATGAAACATAGTTGGAGGTTTGGTTTATCTTTACCGGAGCCGACGTGTGAACACTAGTAGAATTATCTTTGACAATATTAAACTTAACACTGACAGCATCCAGCTCACTAGCGACAATATTGGATATACTCGCCGTCAGTTTAAGATCTGTAATACTAACAGACGGAGTAGAGGGAGGAAGTGGAGGGTTATTACTAAAATTGTATTCTTTTGTAACCGACCACTGAGCCCCCGTCCAATAAGGAGTATCCTTGTTGTTAACTTTATGAGTATCAGGAATAGGAGCTACCTGGAACTGAACCTTCGTAGCTTCTGCATCGGCGGTATACTCGTCGTAGCAATATGACGGGTAATAACCAGTTGTTTCGCCTTCTCTTCCGGCTACCCATTTGCCGTTTTTATACTGAAACCAGCGGTATTTAAAGTTTTTAGTATTAGCTCTGGAGAATGTCCAGGCAGCATACATAGCTCTATTCTTACCGCTGGTTGAATTAGCCGCCTGCAAACCGAAAGCGTTTACGGTCGGCCGTGTTTGCGTAGTAGATGTATGCGTAGTAGATGTAGAGGACGAGCTGGATCTACTGCCAGATAACTTAAGTACCTGACCAACATATATCAGGTTTCGATTTTTAATATTATTGAGTTTTACAAGCGTGTCAATTTTAGCATTAATATTACTGCCAGCTATACTGGAACCGTGATTCGATGCTATTTTCCACAATGAATCTCCTCGTTTTACTATATATGTTGTTATTGCCATAACTTACGTCCTCCCTTCTATTCTAACTGCTCTTACGAGACTCTTGACCGCGTCGGAAACATTGCTACCATCGTCGTAGGTAATACCATTAATAGAATAGCTATTTCCAGACGACTTGCTGATCTGCTTTCCAAGATCGTGAATCGCCGAAATGACATCATCATTAGCTCCATTTTGACGGGAATTCATCATAGAACTAATCGCACCAACATTCGACATGACACCTACTGACGGGTTCATGTTGAGCATTCCGTTAATCGCCCCTGCTCCAGCAGAAACGTCGCTGAGATCAAGAACCGGACGAATAGTGGGCTGAGTATCAACATCGCTATTCATAAGTCGCACAACATTTGAAAGCGCTTTCTTTGTGCTATCGAGAGCTGAGCCAGCCATATTTTCTGTAGACCTGTCTACGAGCTTCGACATTCGGTCGATGCCCATAGCGAATCCCTCAGGTACAGAATAGCCAATTGCTCTAAAGACTTTAGACGGAGAGTTGATCTTGAGAGCTTCCTTAGCTGCTTTCTTAGCCGCTTCAGCCATTGCAGAAGCTGCCGCAGCAGCCTTGAAGGAATTAGCACTTATGCCGGAAGCGAATCCGTCCACAAGATACGAGCCGGCGTCATAGAATGAGCCATAGTAGCTTCTAGCGTTAGACACAGCTGCGGTCAATGCTGATGTAAAAGCCGTTTTTGCCGAAGACGATCCGCTCTTAATACCGCTTACAAATCTTGCCGACATGGCCTTGCCGACTGATGCAAACTGACTGGCTCTACTTCTAGCAATTGATACCAGCCCAGTTAGCAATGATACCATTATGGATTTAATGTTTGATGCACCAGAGCGTATACCATTAGCCATACTAACCATCGAAGTTCGTCCAATAGTAGAAAAGCTTGTTGCCATACTTTTTGCTGCGCTACTACATCCAGCCGCCATTGAAACAAATGCCACCTTGGCGCCGCTTGCGATAGACCCGATCGACGCTAAAGATTTTGTCACGTTTGCTATGCCAACAGACATTGTAGAGAATGCCTGCGCTGACATCTTTGTTCCGTCTGCAATTTGCTTCATGCCGGCTCCAGACTCAGCAAGTGCTTCGGAATGGGATGTTATTTTACCGATAGCTAAAGCAACTGCGCCCATGCTTGCTGCCATGTCAACAAGATTAAGCTCAGTTATGATTTTGACGCCGTTCGCTAATGACTCAAACCCCTTACCAGCATTAAGAGCTGCTTCGCCTATAGAATCGATAACGCCAGCTATTCCATCAAGAACAGTTCGAATAGAGTCTCCAACTGATGTTACGACATCAGCTATACCGCCAAACACGGACTCAAATACTCCAGCTATTCCATCCAAACTATTTCGTATAGCATCGCTACAGGCAGTAATTACGGGAACAAAGCCCTGCACTGCCGAAGCAAGAAGAGCAAACGCCCCTGCCAAAATTGCTATGCAACCAGAACCAATTACCAATGCCGCACCTAGAACAATTATGCCAGCCGCGAGTACTAACGCTCCAGCCCCAGCGACAACTGCGCCAGCACCAAATATTATTAGACCTGAGGCTATCATTGTCAGAAGTAGAAGCACTGACACACCAAGAACGGCCATAACCGAAGCAAAGTTCCCTATCGAATCTTTGCATGCTGCTACGGATGTGATGAAATTGTTTAATCCCTCGCCCAATGCAGTGAGTCCGTCAGCTATCGTAGGCAGAGCAAGTGACACGATATACAAAGCGCCTGCAAAGATCAGAGCAGCCAAACTGATGGCTACCATCGCAACCGCTACGACGACCAAACCAGCGCCAAGAGCTATTACTCCTGCTCCTACAGCGACTAATGCGAGGCCTAATAACGCTAAGCCAGCGCTTAAAGATAAGCATGTCGTAAGAAATTCATTTGACTGTGCACTGCAACTCAGTATTGCTGCGTACAGAACTTGCAGACCATTTGCGATAATCGGAAGAGTTAATCCGACAACATACAGGGCGCCGGCAAATATTGCAGCACTAATAGCAACTACAGCAAGAGCCGCTGCGAACACCATTATAGAAACACTTATCACAGCCAATGGTGCTGCAACTAAGAGCAAGGCGGCTGCAATAACTGCCATAACAGCTAAGAAACCACCAGCATAGTCAACACATCCTGCGAGAGACGTTATCAATTTAGTCAAACCGTCAGCAAGTAGAGGTAGCGCTAAGCCGACAATATACAAAGCACCAGCGAATGCTATAGCAGCTATTCCGACAGCAACAACTACTGCTGCTAACGACAGGAGTGTCGCGGTCATCAGTCCTGCACCAGCAGCAAAGACCGTGAACAATGCGGCCACGCCGCAGAGAGCTGCCAAAGCGACAACTAGTAATAGCATACTTTGTGCAATTTTATCAGTCGGTATGGACGCTAGAACCATTAGCGCAGCTGCAATAACTAAAAGACCAGTCGCAGCTAAGAGTAATCCGCCACCTGATCCGACACCACCGCCGAAATTAGCTACTATGGCGAGTGAAGCCGCCAATACGAGCAACACCGTGCCAAGTGATATCGTGGCTGCAAGTAATTTTTCGGAGTCGATTGCAGTTAGCAAATATAAGACCCCGCCTAAAACACCAATTACTGCGGCCATAGCAATCAGAGGTTTCATTGCTTTTTCATAATTTTTCGCAACTTTTAGTATAACGGCAACTATAGTTCCTAATATACCAAGAGCAATTACGCCCTGTGCCAAATGTTCTAATTTAACAAGGCCAAGCATAACTGCAATCGCTGCTAATATTGCTATTGCTCCTGCGATGGCCAGCAGTGTTGTGGCTATTTTGGGTGCATCTTTGCTTGCCTTTTGAGTAATATAGACAAGACATCCAACTATCAATGTTAAACCGACCATTCCAACTGCTGCCACACCTAACTGATCCCAGCTCATATTACCGAGTATTTTTACAGCAGCAGCAAGTATAACTATCGCCCCTGAGATAGCTAATAAAGTTGCGCCCATCTTAGGTGCGTCTTTGCTTGCCTTTTGAGTAACCCACATCAGACCGGAGACCATAAGCGCTAGACCGCCTATAGCAGCCCCTGCTATAGCAAGTTGATCCCAGCTCATACTGCCGAGTAACCTTACTGCAACCGCTAATATTGCAATGGAGCCGGATATAGCTAACATGGTTTCGCCTATTTTCGAGGCATTCTTACCGCACTTTTTAGTAACCCATATTAAAGCAGCAACAATTACTGCTAGACCGCCTATAGCAGCTGCTGCTACACCTAACTGATCCCAGCTCATGCTACCAAGTATTCTAAGCGCTACAACAAGCGCTAGCATGGCCAATCCTATTTTAACAAATACTTCTTTGACGTTATCGAGGTTCCTACGACGTTTAGTAACGTATATCAGAGCAGCCACAAAAACTGTAATTGCAGCCATACCAGCAGCTGCTACCCCTAACTGGTCCCAGCTCATACCGCCGAGTATTCTAAGCGCTACGGCAAGCGCTAGCATGGCTGCCGCTATTTTACCGAATACGCCTTTAACATCTTCAAGATTCTTCCGATTTTTAGTTATTTGTATCAGAGCTGCCACAAATACAGTTAATGCGGCCATACCAGCAGCTGCTACACCTAGCTGATCCCAGCTCATGCTACCGAGTATCTTTAGTGCAACAGCGAGATTTAGAATCGCCATAGAAATGGCCGCAAAAAATACTCCGAGTTTTAAACCTTCCTTAGCCCCCCATTTGCCGACGGCTGCAGACAGTATCCCGAGGACCGCCGCTAGAGCCGCTATCACCCCGACAGCTTCCCACATTGCTCCCGAGTCGTTCTTAGCAAGCTTAGCTAATACATATATTGAAGCTGCTAAAATGCCAATCGAGATCGCAAAATTACGAATCGCTTTCGACTTCGTTTCAAACGCTTTGGCTTTGAAAGACTTGCCTATGTCAGTAAACATAGTATTTAACCCAGAGCCGATAGCCTCGAACATGCCCCCAAGCTCTGAAAACGGGTTAGCGAATTTATCCAATACGCCTATCAGTTTATTTACAGTAAACCATATGCCGCCGGCAAATACTGCAAATAGGACAGCTCCGAAGTCAATGCCTTTTATTATATCGATGCACTTCTGACCAAAACTCTTAAGCGCTTCCCAAGCAGTAGATGCCCCATTTTGAATTCCGTTAACAAAACCCGCAATTACATTTCTACCGATTTCAAAGAATTCCGTTGAAGGTGAATGAATACCAAGAACGCCTTTAATTGCATCCAGAATTCCTTTACCAAGCTCGATCATGACTTCAACGACTGTGGATATACCGTTTTTAAGTCCATTAACGAAACCTGAAATTATGTATTTCGGAATATTATCGGTTTCTTTTAAACCATCAATCCATTTCTTTATGCTTTCGGAAGACTTATCGAGCCAATCGTGAACCGTCTTGAGAACATTCTGAATGGTTTTATTACTCTTAGCCCAATCGTAAACAGCAAGAGCCGCATCTTTGATAGCTACGGCCACGGTCTTTATTAATGGAGCTAGAAAATCAATAGCCTTTGATAAGAGATCGTGCTCCTTTAGCCAATCTCTGAATTTAACAATAGCATCGCCAACATTGGCTGTGAAATCTAGGATGTCAACATTAAATACATTAAGTACGGCGTTTAGAATTTTAAAGGCTATGTTCAAACCGCTGCCGATAGTCATTCGCAAAATGTCTATGACTGCGAAAAGACCTTTGAAAGTTCTCTTAAGTTTATCGGCTCTCTTTTCCGAGAATACGAATTTCTGAGAAAGCTTATTAATCACTTCAAGAAAGCTATACATAGCTCCGGATGCCTTCGAAAAATCGAATATTTCAAAGAATGCATCTTTCAAAGCTTTGGCAATTGAAACTAATCCCTGGAGTCCATTCTTGAGACTGTCGATTATTAGAACTTTAGCACTCGGCTTGCTTATTTCGCCAAGAGATGAGATTAACTCATTTAACGGAGTACCCGTTTTCTCAGCCTCTTCAGCGAGTTCGCGTATCTTTTTAGCTTGCTCGTCTGTATAACCGATGCTCTTTAGCTCTTCAGTAGAGAGATCGCCGATTGTATTCGTAAGCTCCTCAGCGGTGACAGTGCAGTTAGACCAGGTCTTTCCGTTTCGCTCCCACACATAGTTGATGAGCTTTTGTACTTTGGCATAGTCATAGCCGGCATCTGCCAAAGCTTGCATACGAGCGGCACCATTACCGTAATTTCCTCGAATAACTTCATTAATGATTTTATTAAAATATTCGAGCTTATCGGTCACGTCGGTGGTCGCTTTGGAAACGTCTTTTTCAACATCAACAAACTTTTTGAGTGTTTCAATTATGATGCTCTTTGAAATCTTTCCAGCAGACATGACCTTACCGAGAGTTCCGTACTTTTTAATAAGATCGTCTATTGAAATACCGTGCTTGCTAGCAACCTCTTTCAACTTCTGCTGAAATTTATCAGTTGAGATTCCGGCATCATTAAGTTTTTTGATGAACACATCCCATTTTGAAGATGTGAGCGTTTCACCAAGTTTCGAGAAATATTTCTTAACGTCCAGCTTTTCAACAAAAGCAGAAACTTTGGAGACCAGGTTTTTTACTACATTAACAACATAGTCAGCAACTGGAACGAGAGCGGTTTTGATATCGTTGATCTTTACTCGAACATTATTAAGGAGCTGTACTAATGCACCATTCTGCTCCACCAAAGGTGATACAAATAGAGCACCAATTCTAGCTAGTGCCGCTTTGACGTTTGATAAAGCACCTGTCAAGGTCTCATTAGCTTTCTTAGCATGCTCGCCAAAAGCATCATCCATTGCAGACGCAAAAGTCTTAAAGTCGATTTGGCCTTTAGTGACCATCTCACGAACGGCACTTTCTGTCGTTCCCATGGATTCAGCAAGAGTGGCGGCAGCATTCATACCGCGAGATGAAAGCGACAAGAGGTCATCGCCCATCAAACGACCTTGACCGGCAACTTTAGTGAAAATTCGACCGATTTCGTCGTATTCACTATTAGTCATGGCAGCGACGCCAGCAACTGCTCTCAGCGACTTAAACATCTCGTCGCCGGCTCTCATGCCAGATGCAGCAAACTGAGAAGCAACTTTTGCGGCAGAGTCCAAACTATAAGCTGTGCCATCGACAGAATCATTAACATTTTGCATAACGGCGGCAACTGCTTCCTCGTCTTTAAGTAGACCCTGGAGCTGGAAGTGGGCGTTTTCGAGGTTCATAGCCCTCTTAATACCGCCCTGAACAACGCCACTTGTAAGGAAGTTGACGGTCTTCTGAGCAAGTCGCATCATGGAATCGGTAAGGTTTTCAATTACTCGCATTCCGACGATACCAAGAACCGAGAATCTAGACTCAAGCTTTGATACACTAGCAGCAAGGCTATCAAACGACGCGGTTTTAGCCGCAGCATTGACATTCTGCAAGCCTTTTGCAGCACCGTCGAGATTTAAACTTTTCTTAAGCTTGTCAAGGGTCGACATAGTGGTTGAAACGTTCTTTTCAAACTGTGCGTTATCAAACCGCATCTCTACGACTCTTTCGTCGACTTTATTACTCATAATTTAGTAACCTCCTTCCATGCATCGTCTGCAATTTTATCAAAAATAGGCTGGATAGCAGGATTTATGTAGTCTCTCCCCTGAACCCAGCCTCCGTTTCTAGTTCCATGGCCATACTGAAGAATTATAGCTATAGGAACACCTTCGTTAACATTCGAATTGTAGAAATTTATTGATGCCGATCCATTCCGGTGATCAATTTCGTAGTACCATGAACTAGCTGTTAGCCCGGAATCGACCGGAGTTGCAGACGCCAGGACAGCCACACCTTCTCGACCGTATTTGTCAAGATCACCGATCTTAATGATGTTCTTGGCTCTCTCTAGAAAACGAGTCAACTTGGAAAAGTCGCCCTTTTGCCTGAAACTAATCACAACGAATCCCTATCCTTTCGTGTTAAATTGTTTTCTACGAGCTGCATTTAGTGCTGCATTGCGAGACATTATTTCAGCCCTACTTCTTTTCTTGGGCGGCTGATTCTTAATGTTGCAAACTCTAATAAGGGTAAGCAAACGATTAAGATGCCATTTTTCAAACTCAACAGGAATGTTTAAAGCTATCATCCAATAATAAATAAGTTCTGATGTTACCTGCTCTCTACTGCTTCCACTACTTTTATCTTCTGAAAAATATGTAGCAGTCATAGGGGCTTCGATATATTTATTAATTTCGATGATGTTTTCTTTCGACAAGCGATTGTATACATCCGGATTAACATTCTGTGTGAGCGTCATACATTTTATATAATCTAGCGTTTCCTCGTATGTTTTCTCTTTTTTAGAAAAGAACGATTTACACCACTTTGATTCCCATTTTGAAAGAGAGACAAGAGAATGCTCCAAACGCAAAGTCTGCTCTTTTACACTAACAAACTCTTGCTTAGCTTCGTCCCATCCTTCTTCTAATGCCGGAACTGTGATCTGAAGCATTTCTCATTCCTCCGTTAATTTGCCATTAGCCGGCCTTACCGTCAGGAAGCTGCTTGGCAATATCACCAGGCATGATGCCGTTAACAAACTCTGCAGCCTTATCGGCATCGGTAGCCAGCTCCATAAAGATCTGAGAATAGGCCTCAGTCTCGGCAAATGCCTCTGCCAGAGCGCCATTCTTCTTCTCGAAACGCTTACCGTCCGAGCTCTTCTCGCCGTATGCCTTAAGTACGAGCTCCTTAAAGATCTTGATGATTGCAGGAGCGTCCTTTGTAGCTACGATTTTTTCGATCATCTCAGTAAGGCCGCCGGAAATGCTCATTTCCATTTCCATAAGTTCGGCTTTGGAAAGGTTAAAGTAAAAGTCCTCAGTTCTCTCGACACCGTTATAATCGTTATAAGTAATAGTCTTCTTAAGCATTGTATTTTCTCCTTTCAAATTAAAAAAGAGGCCCCGCGATTAAGCAGGGCCATAAATATTTGTTTTGTTTGCGTTATCAGAGACCGCCTTCGGTAACTGCCATAAGAGTTGCGATCTCATTAGGCAGAGGCAGACGAGGATCTACAGCACCAGTGTTTCCATCGCCAGTGCCATCCTTACCGTACAGAATCTCCTCAAGTGCTGCGAGCTTGGTCTTGTCGGCCTTGGTAGAATCGATTACCAGAGATGCTGTCGGCTTGAAGTTGTCAACGGACACAGGAGTCGTAGTGACTTCCCAAGAGAAAGTAATAGCCTCGGGGCTATCATTAATGGTAGCATAAGCCTTCTCAGAAGGAGCTGCCAGAGCACCATAAATGATATGGAGCTTATAGCCATAGTCGTTACCCTGTGCGTCGTTGCCCAGAGTAGTTCTGTAGCAAAGACCAAAGGTCTTACGAGTCTGCTGACCAATTGCTACGCCCTTAGCAAGAGTTGCGGAACCATCGCACTCTGCAAACTCATCGGGGTAAGTATAGGCCTCGATGGTTGCACCGAACTCCTCAGCAGACATCAGGTTGAGGTACTTGATGTCATCTGCATACAGAGCAGTTGCCTCTGCGCCAGAGGGGCTCTCAGTAACAGCAGTAAGGCCATTCCAAGCGACACCATTAGGATAGGTACCGTTGCTGTCGAGAGGATAGAGTACACCGTTCTTTACACCGGTTTCGTAAAAACGTTCACCGGTCTTATCCCATACAATTTTAGACATGAGATTGTCCTCCTTTAATAATAAAGTTCAAACACATAGTGATTGAGATTGTCAGATTTATAGTGCCTATTAAAACGGCACATCTGAAGATACGCTAATTCTCCAGTTACTTGAGAATCGGGATTCTCTGTGATGAATGTAATCATGTATCTTCTTTTAGCGTTGTAAACCAAGTCATTGGCATGGCTAGTCTCTATATCATCGAGAGCATAGACTATTGCCGGGTACTTCATCTTTACTGACTCTGGAGGCTGAAAATACACATTTCGGCTCCCGAGAATTTTCTCCAGAAGATTTTGCAGATTTGGTCTGTTATCCATTGTACAAACCTCCCAAAGTCAGTATAAGTCTAGGGTACTGGACTTCAACGGTTGAAACCTTCCATCTAGCACCCATAAACTCAGCATAACGCATAGTGTGGAAATTATTCATGGCGTATGGGTCGGCTACAATACTTAATTCGTTTGCGATGTTGATATCGTCATTAACTTTATCAGAAGATTGAAGCCGACGAGTGTTCCTAATCAGATCTCCGAAGTAAGTACGTTCGGTAATCTCTTCTGTCCATACGCCAGGCGCGGTCTCCACTGTTTCAGCGTAGCCGATTTTCCCATAATATTTCGCCATTTTGAATTTTCTCCTTGGAATTAGTCAGCGACAGCTGCCAGAGCTACGGTGGCGGCAGTACCGGTAGTAGAACCGGCAGTAGCATAAACTACAGTGCCAATCTTATTAGAAACAGTGAATGCTACAGGAGCATAATAATTGTCACCGACTTTGACCACGGAACGCTTGATAAAAGCGTCCTTCAGTTCGCTAGTCTTAAACTGCACAGTGCAGCCTTCATCAACATAAGCCTTGTTGTCGGCAGTTGTCTTGCCGTAAATAATTAGCGCAGCTACATTCTTGTCCTTAGCCTGATCGTAAATTCTATCCATAGTAATTTACCTCCAAAAAATTATTTATTAATTGTTATTGGATCAACCAGTGACGTCCTCTTCCAGAGCGATAGCAGAGTACCACTCAACAAGAGCACCAGAGACACGAGTCTCAAGAAGGAGCTTGTATTGGTTGAAGTCAATGTCGAAGTCGTCGAACTTGGTAATCTCGCCGCCCTTTACGCAGCCAAGCTGGTAATCAGCAAGGTTGACAAACAGACCAAGCATCTTCTTCTTCTTGTTATCAGAAGTAGTGCGGATAAGACCCTCAAACTGCTCAACGGTCTTGATATCCTTAACGTTAAGAGCTGCGACAAGATCATTCTTAGAGCTGTAGATTCTACGGCCATTCAGATCACGAGCAAGCAGCATAACATTCAACAGATGAGGAGTGCAGTAGAAAGTGAGATTGCCAGAGCCCTTGTACTTCTCACGAGAGTAGAGAGCTGCCTCAATAATTGCCTCAGCATAGACATAGTTGTCGCCAAAGCGGTTAGCAGTCTCAGTGCCCTGAAGCTTTGCCTTTGCAGCAGCGATATCAACATCCTGGTGGATGCAGTACATATCGTCATCCTTCCAGATAGGACGAACATGGTCCTCCTTAATCTTATCGGGATCGAGATCGTCACGGCCATCGCCAATCAGGATTGCCTGTGCAAGAGTCTGGTTCATAGTGTGACGCAGAATCTTCCACTGATAAGCAATGATGTCGAACTCAGTGATGTCAAGGACGTCGTCACGATTGATCTTGTCCTTTACATAGATGGTCTGAGCATCGTGAGTACGACCGAGCAGCTTGATCTGCTTACCTTCCTTCTTGTAATTGCCCTTGCCATAGCCCAGAGCCTGAAGTTCAGCCTGGCGAGCATCTGCTCTACGAGTACGAACTCTTGCATAAGGGGACTTATGTACACCATCGATGACACTGGACACCCAAGTATCATCAGGGTAGAGAATCTTCGGCTCAGCCGGATCGATGAGCTTATACTCAGGCATCAGCATGCCCATAGTCTCTGCGTCAAACGCATCATGCTGGAGCTCGTTCTCATTCTCATAGATCTTACGAGCCTGCTGGAAACTGCCGACACTAGGAGTCTTTGCAAGCTCAAGGATTTCATTCATTGCAGAATGGCTAAGGGTCTTGCCCTGCTCCATATCTTCCTGATCAAACACATTCTTTTTCATTTCATTTTCTCCTTCGGAATGATTAATTTCATTTTTATCATCTTTGCTGGTTTTATTGTTATCTTCGATAGCCTCAGCTACCAAAGCATAAACCACAGTTTTCTGCTCATCGTTGAGCGTGTTGAAAACGTCTAGAATTGTCTTTTCGTCATCAGATTTCTTATCCTCTTCGGACTTTTTATCCTCTTCATCTTTCTTCTGAGACTCACTTTTCTTTTCTTCCTCAGCATCAGCATGAGCGATGGTTATATCTTCTCCGGTATAGAGAACAGCCTCTTCATCACATTCTTCGCCGTGCTTGATTATAGATTCAATAGATGCGCCGGGATTTGCTCCAGCAAGAACAAGACTTACCTCACGAATATTGCCGTGGATGACATTAGACATATTCTGCTTTAACTGGTTTGCATAAATAGACAGCGATACTATATCACCATGCTGCACGAGAAGCTTCGCGGTCTTACCCGACTCAGTATCATTGAATGTGCAGTATGTATAAACACCTTCTTCTCTATTTTCCAATAAAGCATGGCCGAGAATTTCGTTCGGATCATTATGCTGATGATTCCAAACAAGCGGAACGGTCTGGCCATCATTATGCTTGAAGGCGTCCTTCATGATAACTCTGCCGTCAGAGCATTTAAGATTAGCCTTGGTCGCCCATCCGCTAAAATCGAATTTATCCATTTTGATTTTTTCCTCCTTCTTCTAAACCTTCGCTAACGGGCTGATCCGGATCCATATTTTGCTTAGATTCTGCAATATTACTATTTCGAAGCTCATCTGCCTTAGGATCACCGGACGGTTTGATTCCAATAATCTGTCTGACTTCGTTCGACGTAAGTATTTCGTTACGAGTAAACTTATCTGCGATTTCTGCAATGTCATTTACGGGAACGAGCTTAAACGGATCTCTAAAGAACAGAATCGACTGACCCTGAGAGCGAGCAGTTTTAGTAAGAAACTTTCGTTTCATTTCGTCGACTATTGCCGACACTATAGGTTCTATTGTCCTGTTATAGTAATTGAGCATCGTCTTGTCGTCGGCACTGCCATCTAGAATAGTCTGAGTAATACCAAGTTGCCCATAAAGACAATTAGTCAAGTATTCTATCTGCTTCATCAGATTGTTTTCCACAGATCTATTAAGCTGAGTTATCTTTTCAGTGCCATCAGTATAAGCAATACCATACTTCGACCCAGCAAGTTGCATTTCGATGTCTTTGCGACGATTGTCAGCCTGCTGTCTGCGAGCCTCAGTCTTAATTACGTACGGAAGCTGTATAATGAGATCGAGCTTTCCTGAAGCTGTCTGTTCGTCAGTTATGTCAAGAAGACTAAGCTTATGAATCAGGCGCTGCATTGTGGAGTTAGGCTCGTTCATCACCGCATATAAAGGGTTCTCAATGATAGCCACTGCTTTCTTAGGAAGAAGAATCTCTTCTTTCTTAGCAGTTTTCTCATTATATACGCGAACTTTGACATGCTGAGGTCGCCATTCGATAATTTTTCCAACTCGCATGGTGTTTATATCAAACGAGCTCGTAATCTCTGGGTCTAGAGTTGTGTCGACCGGAACAATGGCGACGCAGCCTTCATCAAGCATTGACATAACAACGTCTTGTATGAATGCACGCCCAGTTTGATCTGTATTAGCGTCTAATGTAAGACAATTATTAAGGCCAGATTCTACTACAGACGAAAAACGACCGTTATCATCCAGACGTACATGCTGAATATTAATGGCCGAGGCATCAAGAGCTATTCGATTGTACACTGATGTAACTATGCTTCTTTCATTTCCTCTGGTAAATTTAGGGCGGTCAGGACGATAGTAATAACCAGATCCAGTGTTGTACTCAGCCGTAGGATCTCGGTTATTTACAAATGCATTCCAGCCATGCTGGAGTCTATTAAAAAATCCCATTTCGCTTTACTCCTTACTCAAAAGCTTCTCTATTAAGTTTAAAAGCAACATAAGCATCCATCATTGCTGCGACAGCATCGATCTTCTGGTCATATCGCTTTTTTAAAAGTTTTCTATTGCCATTTGTATCTTCGAGAGTTATGCAGTTACCCATGGCGAAGGACATGAGTTCCTCGTCAAACAAAAGCATTCGCTCTTCAGAAAGTTTCTTAAGCTCGCCCAAAGGAACGGACTCTGTTTTAGCACCCTGTATAACTTTCTCTATACCAAATGGACCGTTTTCTCTTTCCCATCTCTCAACAAACTCTCTAGCATTGTACGGGTCAAATCCAAAGCATCTAACATCGTACTCGCTTTCGGCTATGTACTGATCAAGATCTTCGTAGACTTCCATCATATCAAGAACAGTACCTGGCATAACGACCAGACTACCTTCTTTCATAAACTGATCGTACTTTGCTCTCATTGCTGCGGGTAGTTTCATCAAAGTTAACTCGGTAATGTAGTTACGAGTCTTGATTCCGAAAGCTCCACCAGATAACGGAAACAAAAATGTAAACGCACAAAAGTCATCACCTTGGGAAAGGTCGGCTCCGAGAGCGCAAGGCATCTTCCAGAACTCTTGCCTACGGTGAGGCAGAGTCTCTTCATATGTAAAGTAATATGTATAGCCTTCCATAGGGATACCGAAACGCTTTGCTAGAATATCATTTCTAGCTGCAGGGTTTTTCTCTGCTCTTTCAACGTCAAGCTGATAAGTTTCATAGGTAACTGTCTTGCCAAGATTAGGATTGGCCTTTAACCATTTATCAGGGTCGTTTATTTCCTCGATGTCGTCAAGCTTATACCACCAGATAGAAACATGCGGATTGTAGTACTCACCTTTCAGGATGTCTGCCAACTCCATTTTGATTGTATCGCCACTACCATTACGAACAGTACCTTCCGAGCTTATAGCAACAATCAGATAGTCATTATTCTCAGCCGAGCCCTGTTCCTTTGCAGCGCCCTGTTCGAGAGCGCCTATAGGATCTTCGCGAACATCGCCAGAAAGCCATTCGTCGATGGTGGCAATCTTAACTCGTAAGCCTTGAAGCTTATCTATTGACATAGGTCTAACCTCGAGCAGAGAACCTGTCAGAAAATTCTGAACACCTTTCTTAGTAGAAGCCAGCTGGCAACGGTTAGCTTTAGAACCGGTAGTATTCTGGAGAGAGCCTTCGGTCAAAAACTTAAATAGAGGGCCTCTCGATCTGGTAATAGAAGTACGAATCGGTGACATAACTTCTTCAGCCTGAGCCATAGTCGGAGCTGTAGTAATCTGATGTGTTGTTGCTGTGTCAACATTCAAGAAGAAATTCTGGATGCAGGAAGCGTACATTGATTTAGCAGCACCTCGAGCTACTATCAGATACTGTTTATTAACAAGACGCTTCTTTATACGTTTCTTCTCGTAGTGACCGCCATGTCCATCAGGAGACGGAACATAGATACTTCTCTCTACGAAGTAATACCATCCAAAGATCTGTTCTGCCCAAAGCTTGAATGACGGCAAAAGATTAAGGTCTTCACCGTTTGTAAGGGTCAGTTCATTCTCACAAAAGTTCACGAATCCGTTAATGGCTTCATCGTCATACCAAATCCCTGGGTTCGCTATCAGATCATCAATACGGTTCATCTCCATAGAGATTTCTTTATTGACTGGGATCTCTCCTCGAATTACGGCATCGCGAAACTGGCCGTAATAAATTGGGGTGGCCGTGTTTGATAATGCCATATATTTCGCTCCTTAGTCATCTTTCTTGTCTTTCTTTTTTTTCGTTAGAACCTATAATGGTCATTGGTTTCTTTTTACCTTCTTCAGAGAAGGCGTTATAGACCTTTGCAACATTATTGTAGAGATTAATTCCAGTATTTGCTGCACCGTTTATGGTGTTGCCCCACTTTGCAGCTTTATCAACAAATTCTCGACCTTTATTGATTTCCTTAGGGATGAGTTGCGATATGTTTCTCTCGAGCTGGAGTCTGGTATAAGCGGACTGAAGTTCAGCGGTGGTAAATAAATCAGCGTGCTTATACAGCTCGGCAGCAGATCTGCTTTTAAGGATTCTCTCTTTTTTTGCCTCGAGGGTCTCCTCCTGCTTCTTCTCTTTTTCGACTTCATCGCTACTTTTAGAGCCTTTCTTAGACGAGCGCTTCTTGAAGAAACCTTTTGTTTCACCTTTCTCGCCAGAACTATACCCAGCACGTTTTCTTCCAGCGGCAGTAAGAGAACCATCCTTGTTCTGATATCTCCGAACACCCCACTTCATGCCAAGAATACCGTAGTGATAGAGTTCGGACATGTATTTGTCTATGGTCACGTTTAATCCCTCCTTTCAGGTTAAAACGTCCCGTTTTGATTTTTATATGTAGTGTATTGCTCTAAGCTTATCTAGACCCCATTCAAATAGCATAAACCGTTTATGAGTCCCGATAAAATCTTCTTTGTCAGTCCATTCATCAGTCATATTGCCAGAAGACAGTCTTCGGACCATGACTCCGTACACGTCGGCTTCACTTTCGTGGTGAATATGACCTGCATGAATTTCTCTGACATTTGCTCCTGCGAATTCTTCAGGAAATGCTACAGGAAAGATGTGAGCAAGGTTCTTGGCGGTAGCCTTCTTAGCATCGCCATGCGTAACCATAACTGCATTCTTTCCATAGGTAATGACCTTACGGAATTCGAGTGAGTCGTCTACTATATAATTGCCATAACGCTCAACTAGAGTCTGCATGAACATCCATGAGATGCTTCTGTCATGGTTGCCTGGAGTGTAAATTACTTTTACTTCTTCAGCCTGGTCAATAGCAGCATCAATAATTGCGTATATGAATTGCTGTCCTTCTTTAACTGCACGAACCATGTCAACTTTCTCTATGTTCGTACCTTTTGTAGTCTGTCCATTAACAATGCTATCGTTGTGAAAGAAATCCTGTCCGTATGGTATCACGATTCTTTTCCAATAATGGCTATGTATCACTTCCAGAACTTCATCGAGTACTGGCTTATAGTAGTCCATAAAAGCTATACCCCAATGCATGTCGAAGAGTGAAATCTCAAGCATGTTACTGGAGCTGTCATGCGGTTTAGGCCTATACATATAAGGCTCTACTACGCCTTGTATAGCATCTATAAAAGCCTCTGGATCAACTTCGTTAGCATGCTGTTTGATCCAAGCCTGTACGATCTCTCCTTTTGAGGAGACCTGCACAGTTGCACCGTGCACTGTGAACCCTTCATAGGTTCCGCTGTCGAGAGTCTTTCGATCAGCATACGGCTGCTTAATCCATCGGGTCATGGATGTGCTGAAAGATCTGAAACTCATGGGAGTCTCTACTTCTACACAATAATAGTTATCGTAGATGTAGCGATTGCTAATACCATTGAACTTCATCTCGCAGCATTTCTGTTTTACCTCTAGGGGTATACGAGTTTTCATTTTGAATCAACCCCTAAGCAATTTAGTCCAAGACTTTACTCCGAAAATACCATCGGCAGCGCCAAGATGCTTCTTCTGCCAACGAATAACAGCAGCTTTAGTGCTAGGTCCAAACTTGCCGTCTACTGAGAGAAGTTTGCCATCAGAACCAACGTACTCGAGCTGGCGAAGTAGACGCTGTAATGTCCTTACGACATTGCCAGAGTCGCCTTCCCTGATAATAGGCATGGTGATAGTGCAGGTTTTGGTTACAGATTTAGTGGTAGCCTTCTGAGGTTCAGTATCAAATCTAGGATGACCGTAACCGAGAATGCATTCATAATTCCTGTTATATGTGTGCTTCTTAACCTGATTACCACTATTCCCTTCGATAGTCTTGATCTGCTTGCTAGTTACTTCAACAACTATGCCAGTATGATCCGCCTTACTGTTATCTTTTTTGTTGTACTTAAAGAAAATCTGATCGCCAACTTTCGGATTCTTGTCGAATCGTCCAGCATCTTTATAGTACTGCATAGAGTAACCGCAGCCAGCACCAAGTTTACCAGTCTGACACTCTATGTATTCTGCCTTAGTTTTGTTCTTACCAGTAAGTTGGTAGAAGCACCAATCAACAAACTGGTCGCACCAATCGTAGCCATTTTTGTTTCCATTATAATAGCCTGCTTTATAGAGGTCTCTGCCATACTTCTGATAGTTTTTGCTACCGCTATTAGCCGTCTTGCTATCAAGATTTGCATTTGTTGCTTTTTCGTGATAACCGATTTCGGCGTCTGCGATCTTAACAAGTCTGCTTGCAGTGTACGCCATGTTGTTTCACCCCTTATTAATTTTTAGGATCGACTGTTACGTTAATTCGCCATTCTAGCTCGCTAATGTTCTTATTCATGGCATCGGCTAATATGCTGCTAGTGGGTGGATCGAACATAAGTCGAACTTTCATATAAATATAAGATTTTATTAATTCAAGATTAGTAGTTTCGCCAAGATAATCGCTCCAGATAGCGCCATCATCCTCGATGGAAAATCCATTCGCAGGACCTACCCCAAGCTGTGCAAGAATATTAAGCACGGTATTGATGTGCATTATGATGTCCTGGTCGAAACTTGTATCTTCTTCGCTGAGACCGAGAAGCTTCTTGATAGATGTAAGAATGCTAGAATCCATTTTGATTTCTCCTATTCATGCCGCCAAGGGCATGTATCATTTTTAGTTCTGATTATTGGTCCAGTAACTAGAAGATTAGCGTCCCCATAGTGGATAGCATTATGGGTGTTATGGGTTACGCAAACCAAATTGTCTGGATCAAATACTTTTCGGCTACGAGCAAGTACATCATCGACGGTGATCGGATTCAAATGATGAATCAGTATTCGACCATGTATGTCGTATCCTTCGCAAGCTAGATCACATGCACCGTCACGAATAATTATCTGGTTCCGTAAGCGCTTCCATTCAGGAGAACTATAGAGAACCTGGTTTAAATATCGATCATAGCCGAAAGTATCTTTACCAACAGAACCTTTTAGTTGCAGGTACTGAAATCTTTCTTCAAAAGTAGGGATCGTAATGAGTTCTGAATATGTCTTAGTACTCATCGTCATCGCTCCCTTGACCGCTATAGCGTCGCATTGCTTTGATAGCTTCGGCAAACAGCTCTTCACTTCGCTTAGCGGATTCCAAAGAAGCTGTCTTAGCTCTAAGAAGCCGATTCTCTTCTTCGAGTTTCTCCATCTCAAGCCTATTTTTCATAGAACCGAGTTTGAGAAAATGTGTGGTCTCCTGAGAAGAGGCAGTACCGTCCAGAAGTCTCTGCTCAACAAGATCAACCGCAAGAGCTATCAACTGATTCTCTCTAGCTTCCGGTGTCAGTGCAGGTCTGATCTTTCTTTCTGCCGATAATGGTTTTGCTGGTTTACTTTTAGCCATCGTTACTGCCTCCTTTCCATTTTGAATTACTGCTTGACGAGCCCGATTATGTAGATCTAATAGCATTGGCTATGGCAGTGAGTTTATCAGTAAGAGCCATTCTTGATCGCCCCCAATTTAGTGTCAATAAGATTGTTGATGTAGGTGTCGGTTAATTTGTCGACTCGCGTGATTCTATAACCCCACGTATTAATCAACCAATAAATATCAGCATCATATGCGGCTATCATGGGGATCAAACCGTCATTAAAAATCGTAGTTCCACTACTCCAGCCATAAAATTTATACAATTTTTTTCCGGTATTTTTTTGTATATAAGTTGTTCCGGTTTCTGGACCATAAACATTGTCAACGTATCGTCAGGCTGAATCTCGTAATCGGTTTGAGATACGTTGTTTCTAATAGTCAGATTGAAGTGAGCGGTATCTCCTCTAGTGAGCTGGATAGTTCTGTCTGAGTTTACATACAGCATTAGGCACACACCTCCATGTTCTATTGAGTTATGTAATGGTTTGCTAACAGTTTCATTGTACTTTTGATGAAGCTTAAAGGAGCCCACGAGTTGATTGGAAAGGAGTAAAATGGTCAGAGGTCCTAATAAATGTTAGAAAGGAGCTAAGAACAAATATTAGTCGTGGGCTCTTCTAAACTCCAACAAAGTAAAATGCTTTTTCGAAAATATCCTCCGGGGAATTTTTGAGGAGGCGCGCGATGTAGGGAGGGGGGTGCAATTTTGAAGACCCCCCCTTATGCCTTTAGTCCTCTGTATCGGTGGAATTCTTCCACACTCTCTTATAAATGTTGAGAAAATCATAAGTAATGATCTCATCAATCGCTCTGCTGACTTCTTTTTCGATTTCTTTCTCTGAAAGTCCATCAGAAAGCTTTGCAATTCTTGCTAATTTACCACAAGTGTTGTAACCTTGTTCAACATCGAACAGAAACCAAGAAGTAAACTGTTCGAATGGATCAAAAGGATTGTCAAATGTTGTTAACATGCATTTGTTGTCCATTTCAAATTCACTCCTTTAAATATTTGGAAACCGTTGATGTCGAAACACCAAGCTTCTTTGCTATTTCAGCTAAAGTGTAGTTAGAAGCGCTAAGAGCTTTGATTCTATTCTTCTGTGCAGAAGTAAGTGCGCCGTTAGAACGAGGTGTTGCACGCTGTCTAAGAGCATCAACATCTGTATTAGCAAGAATCTTAGTAAGTCTATTCTCGCTAATAGCCCCCGCCTGTATAGCTTCCCATTCACGGTCAGTTATTACAATATTGCGGTCGCTTCTACGAACAGCGCCCATCTCTTGTCTATATTTGCTAAGGGCTCTCTGTCCTATCTTCTTGATCTCGCCATTCTCCATGTCTTTGCCCGTAGACTCCTTATAGGCCCTCTTTTTAGCAGCAACCTCCGCATTAGCACGGATCTGAGCCTGTCTTTCACGAGGAGCATTCTTCTCTGCCTCGTTAAGCTTATGAAGCAGTGAGTCTACCTCCTTCTGGTAGGTGGCTTTGGCTTGGCTATCATACTCCAGTTTACCAGTACTCATGGCTTCCTTACGGGCCTGGTTAGCCAAGGACTTCATACGGTTAGCATAGTCCGCATAGGCCCTCTCCATAGGAGTATTAGCCTTAGATACCAGGGTATAGGCGTCGTCAGTCTCCGCCATCCTAGTACTGGGCTGGGTACGTACTCTAGTTTCAGTGATTATCTTGCCAGTCTTCTTATCTACCCTACTAGACTCGTAGTATGCATCATCTGCAGTCTTATAGATGAGAGATCCTTCAGGCTTACTGGGATCATAACCGGGACGTCCCTTAATGTTGACAATAGGGCTGCCCTGTCTCTTAGTTACCCGCTGTTCACTCTTGGCAAGAGAGATTAGAGTAGATGCGCCACCGCCATCCTGGTACTCTTTCTTAAGAGCTGCTATGTCATTGTCTTTCTCACTGCGCTTCCAGTCTAGATGGTGCTTCTCTGCATCAATGACAACCATGCTATGGCGTACTGCTCTAGCAAGCTCGTCTTCATTGGCTCCCTTAAGAGTCATATCAGTGATAAGGTTAGATACAACACCCATCTGAATCTGAGTATTATGCTTAGTCATCAGACGAATGGTTCCCTTTTCATATGTATCAGGACCATAAGCAACCTTAGGATCGAAGCCCTCAAGGCCTTTAAGAGGAGGAGTCGAAGTGATCTTAACCTTGCCTTTACTATCATGTGTTGGTATACACATAACAGTATCGCCATCGAAGTCAGCACCAGACAAACGCTCTGCTATCTTGCTGTTAATACCTACAGCATCCATTGCATCGGTGCCCATAACCTTCTTAGCTGTCGGGTTCTTATGAGTTACTGTAAGTATAGGTATCTCAAAGGTACCACCATGAGGATAACGAATAAGAGCAAGCTTAGTTCCTGCGTCATAGCCAGGAGCGTAGACCTCATTGTCCTTCAGCGAATTGATAGGGACAATAACATGGTACTTCTGACCAGGCAGAGCCGCTGCCTTAAGATGCACAGCAGCAGAGTCGCACTCATCAGCGAACTTATTAAGAAGATGTTTCTTAATAGTCGGGTTGGTAAGAGCGCAATAGCTATCAAACTCTGCGGTCTTATCAGCAATAGCTAACTTAAGCTGCTGGTTTGCCATCTTCTGAGACTGCTTAGATAAGAACTGAGAAGGAAGAGTGTCTGCCCATTCGGTCCAGTCGCCCTGATCAGCTCTCTTGTTTATAAGACCAAGCTTCTCTTTGCCAGTCTTGGGATCAGTATAGTAATACTGTCCGCCTTTATCAGGATCTTTGATGAGGGAACCGAACGGATTCTCAGGATCATCCTTCTTTATAGGCTTAAGAACCGTGTTATCCTTAGGACCAAGAGCAGGCGTGCCTTTCTTCTTGTTGGTATTAAACACAACGTCTACGCCATCGGGCATGTCGTCAGAATATACTGCCATGCCTTTGAGATAATGGGTGCCATCAACAAGAATACGAACCTGAGAATACCTTGAGTCGCCAAGAGACAGGTCCTTAACGCCTCTTCTAAGCTCTATGACGCCATCTTTTTCAATGCCTTTCATGCCATCAGCACCTACATCATCTGCATACCTAACCATGAGACGCTTGGAGTCAAGAGACGCGGGATATGCAAGCTTCTTCTTGACACTCATACCATTCTCATTAGGAGTGGGGTCAATAAGCGGATGAATATTCTCATAGTCATAGACAGCACTGGTAACCTTACGGCCTTTAGAATCAAGCTTATAAGGTGTTCCAGGCGGGCACGCCACGGTAATGGTGGTCTTCTGGCCAGGATTAGTAACCTGATCTACTCTACCACCAGCCACAACGTAGCCATCTCTATCGAGAATATACTTGACCTGCTTCATCATCTCAGGAGATATGCCAAGCTGTCTGTCAACACCAGCACCGATCTCAACAATACCCTTCTTGTCGATCTGGTCCTTAATATACTGGGCCTTCTCCTTAGCGGTGTTCATACGATCTTCAGAATCTTTGTTCAGCCAAGAACGAACAGTAGACTCGTTAATGGTAGTGCCAAGCCTCTCGCTCATTCTTCTAGCAATCTCTGTTTCACCGAGGCCATCTTCTTTAAGAGACTTAGCGGTTGAAACATTGTACGATCTGCGCTCATTCTTACAGATACCAAGCTCAGTTCTAAACTCAGTAGATGTAAGACCCATAGACTTAGCAATACCAGTGTCACCGGTCCAAACTTTGCCATCTTCATCGACGTAGCTAAAGCCATCTTTTCGCATCTGCTCGACTCTACCTATAAAGTCAACGGCATGCTGATAAGGATTTTCCCCTGATCCCCATGGATAACGGCCCGAACGACGGGGCATTCCATAGTGTTCTAGAGAGTCCTCCATCGATTCGGCTATTCCGTAATAGCTCATTATTTCTTCAGCTATCGGATTCATTCCGTCATCCCTCCTCATAGTTAGCTTTTTCTAATAGTTTGTTTAAGTGAACTATCTTGTCCATAATTTCATAAATATCTTCTGGTTCTGGGTTATGTACAAGTACACCATCGTTCTGGTAAATACGAAGCTCGATCTGAATTTCATTAGGCTTCACTTTGTATTCCAAACAAAAAAGAGCAGCATAAATCTCGAGCTGCTCAATGTGCACTTTCGTTGCACCAGTCTTCAGATCATGAATCCTGAGGAAATTGTTTCTAAAAGAAATAGAATCTGCAGTTCCAAAGAAATAATCCGAATAATATAAAACGACTTCAGTATCCATCTTGAAGCCGATTGCATCATTAACATATGCATAAATGGTTTTCTTAGATTTTGGCTGTTTTATACCAAGGTCAATAGTTTCTTTTGCCCAGGCATGAAGTCTAGTTCCTACCTCGGCAGCTTTCCTGTTAGAATATACTTCAAGAGCTTTCTCATCGTCATATCTAAGCCAACTAGATTGACTCGGACTGAATGGTGCATGAAGCCCTTCAAGATTCAAATGCTTGACGAAGTTCACGTAATACTTCCTCCTTGTTCTCCGGATATACAATTCGTGAAAACGACATGTTATTCAACTGCATCACATAGTATTCCTGGTTAGGCTGCTTAGGTGCATTCTTGGCTCTCTTAGTTTCAAGGACTGCCCATTTATCTTTGTACAATATTGTCCAGTCAGGGAATCCTTGAATATAACCGGCATCATTCTTGAGAATGACACACCCAGGAAACATCGCTCTTATTTCATCCATCAGTTTTTTCTGAAATCTACTTTCAAGTACAGACATGATAAATGAACCTCCTTCTCCTCTTCATTCGAAAGCAAAAAGAAAAAGCGTGCCAAAATGGCGAAACTTTCTCTCTTCATAACAGGGCATGTTTTTTTCGCGAATTTTGTTACAGTTTTGTAACTATTTAGTCGATGTATGGCAAAAAAGAAGAGACCGTGTTGTAAGGACGGAACTCTTCTTTGAAAATATGTATTAGTCTATATATCCATCAAAAGGAAGTAAGTCTTTAGGACGACATTTCAACGCAACACAAATATTCACTAGCGCCGGCATACTTATTGTTCTTTTTCTCGATAGGTATCGGCTTATGGATGCTTGGGTCAGGTGAGATGCCTGAGCAAGATCTTTCTGACTCATGCCGCGATCAATGAGCATTCTTTCAAGATTTTCTGCAAAAGTATTAGCTAAGTCTTTTTCTGTCATTCTCCGAGCCTCCTTTAAATAATTTTATCGTATGTAGGAATCAAATCATTGAGATCGCATTCTAACGCATAGCAGATATTAACAATCGCTTTTATAGTTGGCATCCGATCCCCAGCTAAATACTTATTTATTGCTGACTCGGATAGACTGGCTTCCAAAGCAAGCTCTTTGCGTGTGATTCCGACTTCTTTCATCATATCTATTAAATTTTCTCTAAAAATATCAATTAAGTCTAGCTCTGTCATTTTAGTTCTCTACTTTCATTGAAGTTTATTAAATAATCTGTAGAACATCTAAGTGCTCCAGCAATTTTAGTTAATGCTATTCCTGTCGGTATCCTAGTGCCATGAATATAGGCACTTACACTCTGCTGCGATAAACCTGTAAGCTCTGATAGAAGAACCTGGTCAATACGATTTTCCCACATTTTTTCTCTAAGACGTTCGGCAAACTCTTTTCGCCATTCTCTATCGCTTCCATCCCAATCATTAATAAAGCGTCTAGTTGAATATATCTGATTAAACTGAATCGTGTCTCCGTCATCAGTTTTAACCAATATGGTGAATTTTCCGTCTGGAATCCACTTAACCACGTGTCCCCCATAGTTTGGATAATGAATCAAAAAGTGTTCAAATATTTCATCATATCTTTTGTCCATATATTCTCCTTTCTAATCACAGAAAATATAAACTGTACAATTGTACTTTATAAGACGTTTTTAATCGCTATAAGTATTTTACTACTATAGTGGTAAACCTCATAATAGTAATAAGCATATAAAGTACAGTCGTACAGTAAAACCTAAAAATGCCCCAAAACAGCCCCAAAACAGCTGCTTTTAGCGTTTTTTTTGTATGACAAAAACTCCTCAAAAGTACATTTGTACTTTACACGTTTCCTTCCGGTAACATTGCCTATTGGCAATTAAAAATAAAACAATAATAAATGTATGACAAAAACCCTTTTTTGGGTTAATGTCATACATTTACTAACCTCGGCCGGCACTATTAATCGCAAAACCTGTCTATATAATACAGTCTAATCGCAACTCGAATTACGTCCGAAGCCGACTTGTCACAATCGAACATGAGTCCTTCGAGCATCCTTTTATCGCTGTCGTCGAGCCTAACAACCACCCGATTGCCTTTTTTATTTTCTTTCTTAGGTCTTCCCATTAGTCTTACTCTCCAAACCATCAACCAATCTATTCAAATAGAACTGCGCCTTCTTTAGATCCTCAACGTACTTACCCTTTAGAGGCGCCCTCCAAAGATACTTGATAACCTGCCCGGCAAGCCATGCATCAATAGGACGCTCGTACTTACATATAGCTGCACCTATAGCGTCAATGCATTCAATACCGCCAGCAGTATAGTGAGAAGGGTGGTTGACCGGATCCGATTCTGTAATCTTAGCTTTCTGTTCAATCGTCATTATGATTACCTCCAAATATCAGATAAACCATCTCAAGTTTTGCCTTAAGAATTGCGTTTTCCTTTCTGAGATCATTGAGTTCTGACTTCTCAGTCTGCATGGGCCCAGGACCGCCGGTACGGTATACCAAATCGTTAAGCACAATGTCATGAGCACGAAGCGGAGCAGGCTCAACAGGAGACTTTGCAAAATCATCAAGCTTCATCTGAATACCAGTAGTCTCGCCACTAACTTCTTCGCAAATGTCATCATCACTCGCTTCCATACAAATATCTTCATCATAGTTCTTTGTATGTTTGAGCTGTAGTCTCCAATTATCAAAGGCAATTCTCATTTCGTCTGTAAAATTAGGCTTGTGACCCTTTCCAATAGTGATACCGAGGTTCTGCACACATAGGCCAAAGGTACTCTTCGGAACACCCATCATTTCGGCAATGAATTTATCAGGAACCTGGAACCTAGTGCGGAGTGTCTTTATGTACGTTATCTTAACGTCGTCAGGATATGTCTTAAATTCCTTCCAGGAAATTGGCTGGTTCATCTTATAAGTCTTAACTTCACCGTTTATTTTTCTTTTCTCCTTTTCACTTAAATAATCAGACGGGAACTTTACTCGTCCGCCTTTACCGTTATGAGTCTTTTTATTGAATGCTCCACGAGCTGTCCGTTTCCTCTCGGAACACTCTTCATAGAACATATCAGTTATCTCACTCATCAGTATTCTCCTTTTCAAATGTTTCAGATATAAGGTCTCTTGCCTCTATAGCAAGCTTTTCATACATGTAGTCACTGCCATGCATAACTTCAGAGAACATGAAGTTGACCACTCGGTCTTCGCACTCTCTGTCTTTTATTACAAGTATGGTAACTGTATAACCGCCATTTGATGTCAGAAATATAAATCGATAGCCCCGCTCTTTTAGATCTTCTATGTACATATCGGGAATATAGATCTCAGTTTCAGCCATTGGGCTTTCTCCTTTCGTACTTACCCTTGTATACGTCCTCAGCATTATACGAGTCGCACCAAGTGTCTCGTCCGCAAATAGCACAAGTACCTCTAAGTAATCTTGTACTGTTGCTTGCGATAGGATGATCTTCGCCGATTACAATTGCGCATGCAAAACATAAAAGGACATTATTATTCATTTTCATTCTCCTTTTTAGAAAGTACTTTCATAACAGTCTCCATGTCTATCCAAGAATATATCTCAGCACCCGTATCAAGTCGGTACATACGAGTACCATCCACCTCATCGTCGCCGAGATATTCAATCTTTACTTCTTTAATCATTTAGATCTCCTTATAAACTTCAGCAGTCTTCACACCAAGCTGTAATGCTCTATTGTGATCTGCTACATAAATATCAATGTGGTAGCCGCTGAAGCCGCCGCAATCTTCTGCAGTATATGTCTCACCATCTATGATTACCTCAGTGCCATAAGGAATTATACGCGGATCTACAGCAATTGTACGTCCTTCTTCAACGTGTGTACCAGTTGCAGTGATACCGTCAGATTTGCCGCAGCACCTTGAGCAAGCGCAATAATGTGTGATGGTGAACTTACCCAAATATGTCAATTCAGGTTCCTCTACAACGGCCTCAGGAGGCTCTGTAACGGGTTTTTCTTTATGTGCCATAGGAGCGGCTTCGAAATAGCAAAGTCCGTCCTTATTCACCTCAGGTGGTTCTCCCTTAGGCTCTGTTATTGCTACTGCGGCTGCTATTAAGATGCCCAGTATTAAATAGATTGCTATGCAAATATAGACCTGCTTAAGTTTCATTCATATCTCCTTTCTAAATAAAAAAGAAGACATCTTGTTTAGATGCCTTCATCATATTTGATTAAATTAAATACATCACATGCTATTAGCATGAGCCCCGGTATTACAAGAAATATGTAATTCGCATTGGCTGCTATAAGTCCTATTATTCCAATAATAAGAAGTATAACACCAATAAGTGCTACAAACATTTTGCAACCGAACTCTATTGCTTCGTTTATGTGATGATTCATTAATAATCACTCTCCTTCATTATAGGAGATGCTTACTTCGCGAGGTTTGAATATACTGATTCGACCAGAACTGTTATGTCGTTCCAGGTTTCATTTAGCTTACCTCCAAGTTTTTCTCTATACATCTTGCATGGCTGCGAATATTCAGGTTCAAAGAACGGGCACTCTCTGCACAGAGGACAATCATACGTGTACTGGTAGTCATCACAATTTGAAAAATATATCTTAAAGAACCGATCATAGCATTCGTACTTAGAAATCATTTATTTTCCCCTTTCACTTCTTTGGCGAACTTTTTTGCTAGATGAGCCAGTCTGATAGTTTCTGCGAGACTATCTGAGCCAAGTGACTTCAAAATGTCCTTCTCTACTACTCTTTCAATAGTAGTAAAACGGTTTTTGCATTCGGTGCATTCATATCGTCTTCTGCGCTCATTGCTGTCTCTATCGCGGCTATCGATTACGTAAACCTGACTGCCGCCACATTTAGTGCAATACATACGTACTCCTTTTCTTACTTATCGTCATTATCTCCGAACGATATATCGACCATACCAAACAGCGCAGCTATAAGTGCTACGACCGTGATTATAATAGCACTCAGCCAAACTAGAGGCCATAAACATACTATAATAAAACGATCGAGAGTGTAAAAATTAGTATCCATGAATGTATACGTAAGAAAACCGATACTTAAATATAAAAGTATACATGTGAATATAATCATTTATTTCTTCCTTTCTTAATCGTCTCGATTACTGCTCCGATCACAACAATAGGCCAGAACAATATAATCACCACGTCCGTATCCTGATCCTGCTGATCCGGAGGAACCACAAGGTCTGTCAGGTAATCAAACGCGAACCCTATCATGAGGTAAATACATATAGATATAATTGCAATCATTGGTTCTCCTTTTTAAGTATTTAAAATATTTCATGGCTTGCAAATGATAGTGCATGTGCTCGACGTTCAGCGTTCATGTTCTCTACATTAGGATCATGAACCTCATCGCCACAAAACTGGCAGACAGCATATAGCTCATCGTAGGTAATCATGCGCGTTCTATATTTTAGAGTCACTGTTTTGCTTCGTATCCGGATAGGAACATCTTTTCTGCAATTAGTACAGTAGTCGTCGCGCATTATCTATCCTCCCAGTTAGAAGCCCCGAAGCAAGTAGAGCACGGGGATGTCAAAACATCTAGATCTTCGAAATACCTGCAAGTTTGACAAATATGGCTACCCTTAAGTGCAACACCGCCTGCCTCAATAAGAAGACGGCACTCATGAGGGTTATCGTGGGAACAAACTTTGTCCTTATTCCAATATCTAGGGCACTTGTCCTCGCTTGCATTATCTCCGCACATCATGTAAAGCGGGCAAAGCTCCTCATAATACGGAAGCTCATCGACTAAGAATTTCATTCATTTTCTCCTTTCAAAAATATAAAAGAATAAGAGGTCTAGTTTTTACTAAGCCTCTTAAACTTCCATCAAGAAATTTCTCTATCCGAATAATAGTCGCGATATGAGACCCTTCTTTTTGTTCTATTATCTTGCCCAATGTCCTTAAGGGCATTTATGGTCATAAACCACATACTTGCTCCTCCGACCGTCAGTCCGAATAAAAACATGAATACGCCTCTAATAATATGCTCTACATTCTTCATAGAATATCACTCTCCTTCATTATAGGAGGTGCATTTTTCGCGATTTTCATCATTTAACTTCCTTATTAAGGAGTTCGGTTCTATAGTCCCACAATAAGTCACAGAGTTTATGAGTTTCCTCATCAGTTAGATCACGCTTGTCTTGGAGAATAACATCACGGATGCTATCACAATCATTAACGACCTTGAGTATATCAGATATTGTTTTCATCATAGTTCTCCTTTTTAAGTGTCATTCTTATCAATATTCTCTGTGTAGCAATGAGTAACTAAAAGCTTCAAGAATATAGCATGCCCCGTCTATATCTTCTATATTTTTACACATCATTTTTCTCCTTAAAATTTTCAGGCTTTAAATCAAACGGAGTGGCATTTCCAAGTATCATGTCATTCGAGGGCAAAACAACATTACACTCAACATCCTTAGTGCTTGGGCCAGTGATAAGCTCAGAATAAGGCAGATCTATTATCCACTTGCAGAAATCTTTCCACTCGTCAAGCTTATGGTTCTTACGGCTTTTGTACATATTCGCCAGAACTTCATAATTCAGCATAACTGTCCGTCTCTGATTGTAAGAGCTCGGCAGAAGTTGGATCAATTGCCACCAGTATTTTTTATCTTTTGTTTGTAAATATAAGTTTCGGTATTGATTGAGTGTCTGAATTGTGCGATGTATAAGCCATATAGCATTAGGAGGTTCCGGAGCATCTACACTTTCGGCTAAAGGCTTTTCTCTTGCAATTAAATGCTCATGACTGAAATCCTCCAGCGTAAACTCTTTTGATGCAATCTTATGCATAGTAGAACAAGAGTTCATCTCGATATCGTATTCCAAATATCCTTCATCAACAATGCCGGGCTCATTGTCTCCAAATTTTCTTCCAGCTCGATAAGTTTTGAATTCTTTCCACCAATACAGCGGCGCCGTAATATCTAGGTATACCGTAATCATTCGCATGAACTTTCGATGATCCGTGCCAGCGTTACGAAGGCGAGCCATGAGATCACGGTCATTAGGGCCGATTGCTAACTCCATATAGCCCTCATTATCTGAATCTACAAAGATATGGCCTTTTACGGATGGGTCAATAGTATAAGGCCAATTAGAACTCCATCCGCTATCGCTCTTCGCCCAAGAATTCATTGGATTACGCATTCCCCTAATAGCTGCTTCCCATCCGACTACTTCAGTGTTTTCAATTTTTATCATTATTATTTTCCTTTCAGTTTTCAATAAATTTAATTTTGATATCATCAGGAACTACCTGAGCTTCTAAATAAGGTGGAAGAAGAATTATTCCGGTTTCTTTCTGAACTTTTAAGTAGCCAAGAAGGCTTTTCATTATTTCGTGTGCAAGTGGCACTCGGCATCTGACTACTAAAATATCAGGCATCGCTTTTCTCCTTATTGATAATCTTTACCTTATACCCAAGTTCTTTTTCAATCTCATCAAGAGTCATTTCTTGAGTAACATACTCTGTGATAATGTCGAAACAACAGCCAGAATTTTTAACTCCTCGTGTAACTGCAAGAGCACAAACAGCATCATGCAGATGCATCACAGGATTGCATTCTATATAAATATCATTGCGGTTAGTGTCGTAAGCTCCAGAGAAATTGTAGAATGCTCCGCCTCTGGGTATTTGTCTTTCACTAAATCTCTGGGAGCTATGAAATATAGTATGTATTCTCCAAACAGTTCATTATCACAGGCCTCTTCGAATTTAATTTTTGAAATATCGATATTCATTTATTCACTCCTAAATGTTGCCGAAACTGAAATTTTATCGTAACTAATTCGGCGTGCCTTATCGTCTATGTAGACGTTTGCAAATATCTTTCTGCAATCTCCTCCAAATTTTTCAATCATCTCAGGAAGATTTTCATTTACAGCATCAAAAGAAAGACCGCAATTATTGCTACACCAGCTGACAGCGTCATGGAGCATTTTGCCTGTTCGGCATGTCCACAATATGATTTTTGTCCCTTTTTCTTTCTCAGCTTTTAAGCGATTAATCAGTTCCCAATTAGGTTCCCCTATTTCTGGCCAATTGTTGGAGCAGAGTGTTCCATCAAAATCTACTGCAATAATCGTCATTTTTCCCCTTTCAAATATACTCATCAAATTTTTCACGGATTCTAATTAGTTTGTTATGTATTGTCGATTGCACCATTCCAAGTTCTTTACCTATTTGCTTTTGCGGCTTTCCGTTCATTTTCTTCACTACGATATGCTTTTCTTCTTCGGTGAGAGACTTCCAGAATCCATCAAAGTCTACATAGCCAATATCTGTAGTACCCGTTATAATTTCTTCTATACTTGTCTCCTCGCCATCCTTACCAACAGGTTCACTGAGACTGATTGGCGCTCCATTAGGATTGCTACGTCTTGGGTTGCCATTATATCGGAAATGCATTATCAGCTCATTATAAATACAGTGCATGGCGTATGTACTAAACATAGATAAATCCTGGTTATATGTCTGACAGGCTTTCCACAAACCTATACGTGCTATTTGTTGGAGGTCTTCGTCAAAGTATATTTTAGGATAATACTTTTTGAGAGCTTGATAGACTAATTTCTCATTAGCTAAAAATAGTTCTTCAGGTGTCATTAGAAACTCCTTAAATATCAATGTCGAACTTTTGTTTTCGTGCTGTGACCATGATTCTTTCAATCTCTGCTTCAGACTTTGCTCGATTTATACGTTCGATCACGAGGTCCCCATATCCTAGGTCCGTGGCAGCTTCAACAGCAATCTGCTTGTACTTTTTTTCTCCGAAATATCCGCTCACTTCCATTTTTACTCCTTCTCTTCATACTTCACAGGCTTATGTGAATATAGGTTCATAGGTTCGCTAAGACATTCGTGGCACGGGTCTTTCTCCTGCGGAGTCTTCTCGTACTTACACGTCTTGCAGTACTGGTAAAAATATACTTCGTGATAATGTTCGTCCATGTTTATTCTCCTTGTGCTTCCTTTTGATACTGCTCATCAAACGCAACGGAATCACGGATTCCTTTCTTGTAATTTTCTACATGCATGCGATGGGCGACAGGGTCTTGAAACTCTGCCTTTTCCCAATAGTACTCAAAATCTGTCATGTTTATTCTCCTTCATCAAACTCTATAAGTTCAAGATCGTCATAAATATCAGGATAAAAGCATGAAGTTAAAAACTTATGACTAAGCTCCCTTCCGCTAATTATATTTTTATTATAATCAGTTATCTGGTCATACAGATCCTTTTTACCGAGATCATTATCATTATCGTAAAGGTCATTCTCAAGCTGGTATACAAGAGACTGTCTCTCAATATTGTACGTAGCGGCCGTCGCATCTGAATTGCAATGCGCAAAAATTGAGATGCTGCCGCACACGACAAGAGCTAACCCAGCAAGTGCTGCAATAAAAGCAGATATGAAACACAAGACATCAAGGTCATAGTATTTATCAGCACAGTATGCAATTGACATTGCTGCAGTTGTAAGTATTACAAGTAAAGTGATCATTTTTCTCCTTTCAAAATATCAACATCTTTTTTTTCGAAGCTTACTGATAAAACGTAACTTCCGTATTTTTGTTGGCTTCTTTAAGTTGCTCTTCGGTCATTGCTGGAAATTTAAAGACATAAAAACTTCCGGCATAATAGCCGTCTTCTTCCTGCTCTGTGTACTCAATTCTATGATTTTTGAAATATGCCTTAGCAGCGGCAGCCTCAATAAAGCCCTCAACTTCTCCATAAATAGGCTTGTTAAAATCCATAATATTTTCTCCTTTCAAAAATATAAAAGAGAAAGACCCGATGCAAATTACACCGAGCCTTTGCTCTTTATAAATATTGATCTACTCTTCCATCGACATTAAAGTCTAGCATGATACTTGATTGAATTATATCATTGAGACCAAAATCAATGTAGTTATCTCCGATTGGATTCTTTTCGTCATAATGCCAACCTACTACACAACCTTCTTGACTTCTAGGAATTCCAAGCATTTCGTAAACTTCATTTAGAAATACAGTTCCTTTCTTTTTCAATAGATTCGTAGCATAAGTTTGCTGATATTTAAGAAACATCAGATTTGCTCTTTGATCTTTGCTCCAATTAACGTTGCCCTCATCAAATATTCTTGCGTACTTACTATATGCCTTTTCCATAGTAAACCACTCCTTTCACTATAGGAGATGCTTTTTTCGCGAGCCCCATCAAGGGGCATGGCTACTCAAGCGGATATGCAGGATTACTATCGTACACTGGGCATCACCTCCTCTTCACCATTTAACCCATCTGGTTTCATTAAACTGCTTTTTTTCACCCAGTGCTTTACTGATCGCCAGGTCAATTCCAGATCTTGATTTGAAATGATAATAGTAGAGGTCTAGGAATGGAGTATTAAGGCGATCGATCCTTCCAGCCGCTTGAGTTACCACTTTATAGGAATAATTCTGGGAGTAGAACACAATGGTGTCCGTTTTAATGCAGTTCCACCCTTCGCAACCGGCTGTATACTGTACCAAGTACACCCAGTGCTTTGACTCAGGGATTGGCTGATGCAAGTGCCCATTCCACTCTGCGATTTGCACATTATTGCCATAATATAGTCCTTTCAAAATATCAAGTTCATAATCGAAGTTGTAAAAGACAATCATTCTTGGATGCTTTTCCGCCAATTGCATGAGCGCCACTTGTCGGGATTCATCTTCGTTCACGATTCGTCTTAAGACATAGCAAAGACCGGAAGCTTGCTGAATTGGTTCGTCCTTAAACGGGTCCCAGCGAGTCCTTATAGCTTCTTTATACTTTGAAACATCGTACTTGACGTAAACATCCTCGTGATGTGGAATAGTTTTCCTAGAGAAATCCATGTCAATAAGGATCTGGTTTCTCAGTCGAATGAGTCGCCCAGTGTTATGATAGCCGATGATCTTTGGATAGTTTTTGCAACGCGGATCATACTGGATATGCTCTCTAGCGAATTCGGTCTTATGCTTGTAGAAGCCATTAGCTATGAACACTGGAATATACTGCTCCCAAGTGTCGCCTGGAGTTGCTGAGAGGATGATCCAATTGTTTTTTCTAGCGATGTTCAAGAATGTCTTAACCCAAGTTCCTTTGCCTGTTACACGGTCCTCATCAAATATAAAGAATGCTCCGTAGACATCCTTATACTTTTTGATATTATTCCAACTGTCAATTATTACTTTGTTTTTATAATAGCTAACTTCTGGGTTTGCAGATATTAGATAATTAGCAAGCTCCCCTTCCCACTCAAGTGAATCACGTTTCATTGCGGTTGTGATAATATAAAGGTCTTTTGGATTTTTCATTGGAACGTAGTCGGGGTCCATACTACCACCTTGTTCTTTAAAATAATAGTACAGACCCGTTCTACTTTTTCCACTTCCTACGCCACCGTTTAGGATGCAGCCATTACGCATTTTTTTCACCGCATCCATTTGGTAGTCATATAAGAAAGGTTTAGTTGTCAAGAGCCTCACCCAGCAATCCAATCAACTCATCGAAGTCACAGAATTCATCGCGGTCTCTGATTCCAATGAGCTTATCATAAGCTTCCTGAACAGGATTACGCTTAGATTCTTCTTTAGCATCCTTTTCATGCGTATCCTTCTTAACATACCTGCTATATTTTTCGCAGTTAGATATCATGCAGCTCATGTTCTCGTCATCAAAACGAGCACAGGTAGAGCATTTATACTCTTCAGTATTTCTCCCTATAGCCGCCATGATGTTGTCATAAATCGCCTTAACTAGCATCTGAGCCATTTTAGGATCTTCCTTCGGCAGCCACTTCTTGAATACCTCGTAGTAGTTGCCCTTATTGCCAAGCATTTTCTTAGAGATAGCCATAGCTAGACCCTTCTCGGGATCAAAATCCTCGTTCTCCGCTTTAACTACCGTTTTAGTGCCGTCTGTCCAGAAGACGATCGTGGCAGGATCATTGTAGATGACATTTTTGATTGCACCTCTGATATCCAGGTTATTAATCACATAGTCCTGATGTTTGTCATATCTTTTGCTACTACGCCAAGCATAATAGGACTCCGCCGGGTCGTGTACTAATTCCAATAGATTCGTCTTAAAGTAAAATACTTTACCGGTTCCAAGCATCTTCACTTCGACGAGGTCAAATTCTTCTTTCACATTTATTACAGTCCCGTACTGACCCGCAACCTCCGAAGAAAATGTATAGTACGATATTTTCACTCGATCTCCAACTTTAAATTCGTTCATAATTTTCTCCTTTCATTTTTTCAAAATATAAAGAGCCCGTCCGTAGACGAGCCCTAAAAACTACTTCTTAATAGGATATACCGCTCTAGTTACTCTACCATCATCGTAACAAGTAAGCTCAACCCGCTCGTTAAGCTCTGGAATATCAAACAACCACTGGTTCATCGCCGGGTCGTTCCAGAACTCTGCAGTGTCTTCGTATTGAACGTAATGCTCTGTGAAATATGCAGCTAAACGTCTTTGATACCATTTCTCAGTTCTCATCGTCTAGTCGCCCCTTTAGAGTTGGTGCTGGGCATAGAGTATATAGCCGGCGCCCATTGATAACTCCACAGCTTTCGATTAAATGATTGTCTCGCAAAGCATTTAAACCGACAATCCCAATCATATGCATAATATAATCGTCATATAGAGCTTCCACTCCTTGAAATTCAGCCCACATCACTCGGTAATAGAAATCTAGCATATCAGTCATTCTCCTTTTCTAGTTCGATATCGGTAAGAACATAATCCCAGCTTGTTCCAAAATGAGTAACCGCCCAAATATAAAGGTCAAGTCGCTCATTGTAGAACACTAGTTCATCCGTATGCTCTTGCAAAAATTCGTATCCATACTCAGAGATAATATAGTCTTGAAAGACCATTTCACGGAATTCTCCGTTGAAAATCTCCCAATCTTCCATTGTCTCTGCTCGAACTGCATTATTTAGAATGCAATCGCCTAAGATTTCAGCGAGTGCTTTATAATCCAAATATCCATGCTCGAGACCGTATTTAGATACTTCTACCCCATAAGCTTTGTTACCGTACAACTGAATGCTATTCTTTGCCATGTTGTTTCCCCTCCTGGGATCTATTGTTGGCCGCTATTTATACATGTAGGGCGGCCAGTCCTAGGTCCGAAGTATATATTTAGGAGATACCCTCGGCTTAGACCTCCATTGGTACCGGTGAAGGGACTCGAACCCTCACGTCTTATAGACCGCGGATTTTAAGTCCGATTCGTCTACCGATTCTGACACACCGGCAAATTAAAGAGGAGACCTAATAAGATCCCCTCTCATAATAGACTGTGCTATTTTCGCGACTTACTCTCTGGGAAAGTCGTCTTCGGCATACTTTGCTGAAAATCTATCGATGTTCTGGATTACTTCCATGCTCTCAAGATACGCAGCTCTGAATCCCTTTCCGTTGATTTCATCATCGTACGGACGAATATCGAGATTTACGCTTTCAATGTCTATGTTGTCAAGACATTCTACGCTGCCTTCGTCAAGCTTTACGACCCTGTCGCCTGACTTAAGGAATATGCGGGGACCGTAATCATTAAACTTAACCTTAACAGACAGAGTCATGAACGGAAGATCGTCTTCATCACGAGGAGGTCTTCTCTTTACATTCCATGCGGCTCCGTACTTGTTGACATCGTTGGCAAGCGCGTCATAGACTTCTTCGTCATCGATGATAAGTGTGAAATTACGATCCCCATCTCGATTGTATCTGCTTCCCTCTCCTCTGAAGTTCTTCCAAGTGATTCGTGCGTCATCAATCTGAAGTCTTCCCTTAGGTGCAAATGTTACATGCATAATTTTAATCTCCTTTAAAAAATATAAATGTTTTATCGCTTATTAAAAGCATCGCCTACATCGGCGTAGTCTGAATTGTCGTATCCCAGATCACACGATCCGGAATATAAGTTTTCTGTATAGTGCTCACAGCCTATGCAACTGTCTTTGCCACAGGCGGCTTTCCAAGGAAGATCCTCGGGGTTCTCGGATGCTGTCCAAGGTGCTACAGACTCATCCGAATCATCTGCAACAAACCAATTGAAGTCACCATACTGGGATATAGTCTCTATAGCATTATCAACGAGTTTGTCGTAATAAGATCGGTCGATATCAGCCTCTTTGCCGAGAGTTTTAACCGCTTCGGACTCAAGCCAGTAATAGCCTTTGGTCCCGGTTGCTGCATCGTACTTGACATTACCGTCCTTATCTTTACTGACACGAAGCAGTTCCTTGCCTCCGTGGCCAGGTTTGATAGGACAGAAGAGACCAATTCGTCCAACAAAATCAGGTTCGTCGGATTTTCCAAGAGTAATCTCTTTGCCGGTTTCAAGGTCGATCGTAGTCTCAGGCTCTTTCAAATATAAAGCCGTACTTACCGACTTCGTCTCGCACATGTCCTCAAACTCGATAGGTTCCTTACTGAAGAGTTTCTTGAATACATAAGGAACAGCGAACTGAGCTCCAGTGGCAGTCCACTCGCCAGCGTGCTTACCGTCCTTAAACTTGGCAATATACACTGCATCATTAACCAGACAGAACTTCTCGAAGTTTGCCTCAGTTTCGAATGTGTAGCCGTATTCCTTACCAAATTTAATAATGAAGTCCTGAATCCTCTGATCAGCATTCGGTATCTTGATAGAGTCGGTCTTGATATGAGCGACAGTGTAACCGAGCTTCTGAACTTGGCTCTTGAGGAGTGTCATGAAGAGTGCCCCGCGCTTTGCGACAATATTGTCGATATTCCTCTTGTCACGGAACGGATTCTCGAATGCTGCGCTAGTCAAACCATATATAGAATTGATAACAATCTTCAGAGCCTGTGCTAAGTCAGCAGCCTGCTCCTCATTCAGATATGGTTTGAGCGCACCATTCAGCATCTTACCTGCTGCTTCAAAGTCCTTGTGCTTGATTGCGACACGAGCCTGCACAAGCTCCTCGAAGCGTTTGGTGAACTCAGGACCAAATATAACCTCAAAGATTGCACTGTGAGGATGCTGAGATGCGATATCTCCATCCCAAACGTTGACGTACATACCTGGCTCAGAATATACTCTGCCGCCTTCTCCGATCTCCTCGTCCATGAATGTGGATTTGCCGTGATCGAACTTATAGCCTTTGAAGAACGGCAGGATACTCCATCCATCAGGAAGCACTTCTCCAGGAATATAATCTCGATACTGAGGAATTCCCTCGGCATCGAAGACTCTGAACTTGTAGTCCGGACCGAACTTTCGTCTGTACTCATCGTATTGATCACTCCCGACAGGCTTCGACAAATCTCGATAGTTGAAGACTCCTTGAGGCTTTCTGTTGTTACCAAATATAATTTTGGTAGAAAGAGAGTTAGTCGTGTCGTTAACCGAGACGTTGGATATACCGTGAATCAGCTTTACAAGATCCACCTGAATCTGTCGAGCTACAAAGTCTGCTTTCCTAGCATTAAATACCGCTTCAGTTGCCAGAACGTCGTTGTCACAGTACTCAGCGACCTTAGGCCACATTTCTTCCGGAACAGGCTGGTCCCAAGGTAATCCGAGCTCCTGATGGTGAATACCCAGTTCGATCTCCCATTTTTTCAGAGATTGCTTCTTAGAGCAGAAATCGTAGACATCCGTGTAAGAAAGGTTATAGGCTTCGCCGAAGAATGCATTTCGATTACCTGATATAATCTTCTGAGACAGATCATAGAGTTGCTCATTCGTATATCCAACTAGGCGTCCATACAAAATATGATTATCGTATCGTCTGCAGTTAAAGCCGACCAAGCGATATTTGATGAGCTCTTCGACATCCGCTGAAGTCGGATTGATCATACGGACGACAGGCTTTCCTTCGCCCTGCTCTTTCCAGTTGATCAGGAACAGATTCGGGAACACCTCAACGTCATAGAATATAAGTGGTGAGGATTCGTTATCCACCGATGCAGAAGGTTCTTCAGACTTGAAGTGCATTTTGTTGACGAGCTTGAGACAATACTCTGCTTGATTCGTACTGTTAGCAGCAAAGTTATAGACACTGTTACGAAGATTGGTAACATCATAGCTCATGCCACTATTGTATGCATCCTCAAGTATCTTAAATATAAAGTCTACGCTAGGCTTGGTTGCAGAGTGATACTCTTTATTGAGGTTCTTGGTAATCATAGATCTAAGAGCCTTTTCATTTTTCACTCCTTCAAAATTTATCAATTTAGTTTCTCCTTTCAGAGGCAAACCTGAACTGATAGTCGCAATAAGTAAGTTATTGCACTTGGTAAGTTTTCTTCGAAGAGAACTTTTTCCCATGAACACCTTGACTTCTACATTCTCGCCGTATACACTAGTAAGTTTCGCTACATCACCGTTGTAAATATAATGCAGATGTATACCGGCCCCGCTCTTACTGAGCTCTGCGTACGTAGCCGGCCATTTACTAGCTGCTTCAAGATTCTTTTCAAATGACTTATTACCATCTTCGTCCTTAAGGTCGAAGTCGATGACAATATGATTCTCAGGAACCTTAACGTAATGCAGTCTAGAAGTGTCGAGATCTGAGAGCTTTGTAGTGACATTGTCCCAGGCTTTCATCGGAGTTTCTTTAGGAGTCGCATACTGAGCGAAGCAGTCGGAGCACAC